TTCAGCGAGGACGATGCTTTCAGCGAGGACGATGCTTTCAGCGAGGACGATGCGTTTTCCTTCGTCACCATGATTTCGGCGAGTGGGTTACGGTCAAGACACAGAACGCTCGTCGAATGTTTTTCACGAATCAAGTCGATCGCACCGCCCTTCTTGAAGAGACTCTACGATTTGTTCGGACCAAAACTCTCCCTTTTGATTTTCTTCGAACGAAAGGACGTGACCGTCGGCCCCAAAGTCAAGAAGAGTTTGTTTCGAAACATGACCCACAACACTTTCCTCCTCTTGAAGAAGGTGTCCGCCGTCCTCGACAAAGAAAAAGTGTCGAAGGTTTACGAGGAAACGAGAGACGGACGACTTTTGGAGCTCATGTCGAACAGGTATTTGAACTTCATTCCAACGGAAGTCTTGTTCGATTACGTCGTAAAAACTTACACGTCGGGGAACGGAATCAAAGTAAGGCGGGGCGACTTCCTGACCTTCCTAAGGGAATCCCGGCGAGTCCAACTTGCCTTCGTAATTCACGCGGAAAGCAACGGCATCCTCCCCAAGGACATCAACGTACTTTCAAAAATTGGAATCACGATGATGATGGAACGGTACTTCGAACGAATAACTCAGGGAATCGAAAAAGATATTTTCAAGTAAATGTCCTGTTTTCAGATCGTATCCTGCGAGGAACAAGACCAAGCGTGCGGATCCGCATACCTAACGTGGCAAGACGACGGAAAGTGCCTTCGCGCGAAAGTCTCGTCCGACCCCAACGAGAAAATCGTGAAGAAGTTTGCCGACGACTTACAAAAGAACCTTCAAGCGGTCTTCACGGGACAGATCACAACTGACAACGCATCTTTGTACTTCGACAGGGCATTCGACGTTTTCGCAGAGTCCGGTCTTTTCGACGGGTGCCCCATTTCAACGTACGTTGGGGGAATTGGGTACCCCGACACGTACATAACCGACCCCTACGTCACGCAAGGAAAGCAATTCGTCATCGGCGATATACTGGACGTCCTTTTGTCGGGACTGTACGGGGGACCCATGGTTGGTGTAATCGTAGACGTAAACATTTGCGTTGGAAAGTGTGGACTCGGTGTTCTCACCATGAAGTTTAGTTCCAACAACTTCGACCCTTACAGGAGGAACAGTGCCGATTATTCCTACCTCGTCGAACTCTGCGAGTGCGGTGCGAAACCTAAAGTCCTGTCGGGAACGTCAACGTTCCGCATCGATCCCGAAATCGTCCCCTAACCGTTTTTGATCAAAAACGAGAATCACGTCAGATCGGGTACCCACTTCGAGATGGAGGTCAAACTAGACGAACTTTTCGAATCCAAGAACCAGAACAAAGAAGTCGTGACGGCCGACGGAAAACCCATCCTCGACTTCGATAAGTTCGTTCAGTCTCCGTTTCCCGTCGAAGTCGTCCCCGTGGAAAACCTCTCAGTAAGGGAAGAGCCCGGGATCCGTACTTGGTCGCCCTCGGGAAGATGAATTTCGTGAACGGCTGTATTTTCGACGACCTTTCCCGCGAGAGCGACTACTTCCTTCCTTTGGAATGGTTTTCGCGAAAAATTCGAAGTCGTCGCGATTGACAGGAGAATTGCCAACACGTTTTTCTGCCCAAGGACGTCGGTGTTGTACCCGGGAATGAGGGAAGCGCTCGATTCGTTCTACTCCCGAATTACGAAAAAACTCTGACCGGGACGACGAGTCCAACGTGAACCAACTGAACATTGCGGAGTGGTTCCTCGTCTCGACCCCAAGTTCGACGTAGAAGTTATACGAGAGAAACGGATACTTGCCCCGTCCCAAATAATTCCTTTCGACCGAAAGTAAATGAACGAAGAAACCAGACTCTCCGTCAACTTTCAAGGTAGTGTTTTTGAAGTCGTACTTCCCAAGTCGTTTTCCGACACCGAACTTGTCGAAACCGTTCTCGACGTTTTAGCCTGGAAAACGAGGACGAATGCCAATCAACTTTTCTCGACTTACGTAATCGAAGAAAGAAACGGGGAAGTCGTTGTTAGGAAGGCCGATTCCTTGACTCCCCGAGATGCTGCCGATTACTACCAACGGTTTATGTCTTTGTTCTGGTCTTACGTGGAGTACGCAGTGGAAGCCTACTCCCGACAATTATCAAGGTTGTCCATTTTAAATTCGACGGCTTACGCTCACCCTCAAGAATCGTACTTCACCATGATGACTCCCGACGACGATTCGAATCCGTTCTTGTCACTGAAGACCGTCGACGATTATTACAAACCCATCAAAGAGTTTGGGGGAACGTGGATTCTCTGGGACGTAAGCGAAAACTTCTTCTCTTGGTATGCTCGAACGAACCATTCGAATGATCAACTAACTTTCCGATCGGGAAGTAAAGGTAAAGTAAATGAACAAAATCGAAGTAACAGTCGAGGTTGACGAGTCCGCCAAGTTGGACACGAAGGGGATTATCGTTTCCGTACCAGAGGCTACCCCTTTGAGTGAAGTGATCGCCGATGCGTTCGAAGCCCTGTCGGAGGCAACGGGAACGAGGTACGACGACTCCCCCTTGAAAGTTGCAACACTCAATGGGGAACTGGCCATCGATTCCTCCGGAAAGAGGAAGGTAAAACGAGGGGACAAATTACGAATAGAATCGTATAAAAAGTTTCCCTTGAAGGAAGTTGCGACGTATTTTTCGCGCCTTTCGTTTGACCTTTCCGTGAAGGGAACCAACAAGGAGTACCAGAAATTCGCCAAGATTGGATACCAAATAATACTTTTCGAAGAGATGAGTTTTATTGATGCGTTCGAGTTTTTGAGTCGACGTGACCTCTTCATCGTGGACCGCGACAACGGAACCATTTTTTCAAGTCTTACGAAGGAAAAAGACTACTTCGGTCCCCTGAAGGAAGTCGTAGTCGCGAGGAAACTGAAAGCCGAAGAAATCGGTAAGAGGTTCCTCGAGTTCAGAGTACCCTCGAAATCGAACTTGACGAAGGAAGAACGAGATAGGTTCGAGTCGTTCCTGAAAAGAACAGAAAGTCGCCTCCTCGAACTCTACTCTCACGACCCCTCAACAAAACAAGAGATCAAGAAGGAATGGGGGAAGTATTGGTCGAGGGACGAAATTGTTAAAAAATTAATCGGGGACGGATGGAAACCTCACCTTTCGCCCAGGGATTTGTATTTGGAACTAATCAAGATCGAAGACGAAGACACGTTCCTTCGCGTCGTCTCATCCCTTCTCAATCTTTTGAAGGAAGGGAACGGGGAAAAAGAGATTACGGATTATTACGTCGTGTTTTCGCGCATCTTCAACGGGGACAGAGTCCCGGAAGAAACGAAAGACAAAATCCTCCTTCTTACCAACAAAACCGTTTCCAAAAGGCTGTACCTCGCCGCCGGTCTCGACAGAAGTATTCTGGTCTGGAAGACAAAGAAGTCGTTACCAAAACCCAAAGTAACGAAGAGGGGACTCGTCGAAGTTCTCGAACGGAACCCAGAGTTCTTTGACGTACTTTTCTAACTTTCCGATCGGGAAGTAGAGCGAAGCTGCGACGAGACCGAAGGTCTCGGAAAGTAAATGGAACGAATCTGGAACGAAAGCGAATCCCTCGAAGACGCCGTCGTCAACGCCTATTCCTTTGGAATCAAAACTCAGTCAAGAACTGAGGTTATCGAGAAGATCGAACAGTTGGCGAAGGACAGATGGAGGGAAGTGAAGAAATTCGTTCCCCCTCCCGCATATCCAGTCATGTTCGACGGGTGTAAAACCGACGATTACGGAACCGTCATCGACCCAATTTCTCTCGAAGAGATTCCCGAAGAGAAGTTGATATCATTCGAAGAGAACGGAAAGAAGTGGTGTTTCAACATTGAGTCTTTGTTTGAGTATACGGAACGGGGACAGTTCATTAACCCACTGACCAGGAATCCGTTGGACGAGAAAACCAGAGGACAGATTGAAGAGTACAAACAAAAGGAGAGGGAAGTGATCGTGACCGTAAGATTCAGTAGTCGAAGTTTGCAACGATACAACTTTGAGATGAAGTTCATCAAGGGGTTTTCCTACGTCGAACTCGTCGTCGAACTTTTCCGGACGTGGTCTAGTTCGATACACAAGTCGTCGCCCGAACTGTTCGCCGACTACCTCGTCTTCAAAGGAGCTGATCCCTTGACGAATTTCGAAGATGAAGTAGAGGGGGACGTGGAAGTCATCGTCCGTGACCACCCACCATTCAATCCGGCGATAGTCGCCAAGTATTACCACGACCTCTCCGTTGCTCTTGAGAAGAGGCCGTCTCTCGAAACTTTCTTCGACTTTGCAATGTACGCGTTCGAACAAAACTTGGTCAGGTTGTCCTTCGTGGAAGCGGTCCGCCTTTTGAATCCGTCGGGCGAAATCGGTCTCGTAGTCAGACCCAACAGCAATCCAAACGTATTTTCAAGGTTTCGTACCGTCCAGGATTACCTCAAACCCCTAAATCGGTTCCCCGGACAATGGATGGTCTCAGTGGCCCCCATACCCGGAAGACTTGAACCTCGCCAAAGATTGGGTGGAAATACGAACCCTCCTCGTTCAAATCGAACAGGCAAACCTTCTTGCCTTGATCGAGAACAAAGACTTCGACAGGGTAAGACACGCCTTAGAAAGGATCGACTTAGTGAAGGATGACGTAGTGAAGGTGGCGATTCTAGCGTTCAACCCAAGTCAAGTCTACGAACTCCTAAAAGGGAAGGTTGACATACCGGACTTCAACAAGGTAGACCCCACGTTGAAAATGATCCGTACCCGCCATCGGTGCCTACTCCAAGGGGAACCAGAAGACGTGACGATTGCGATGGAAAACTTCGCACGAACGACCATCCCGACGGACCCAGAGTTGTTAACAAAGGTCGTCGTTCTCGCAGGGTCGGGTTCCCTCTTCGAAAGAAACAAAGACAAGTTGGTGTACCCGATTCTCTACGAGTACATGGCCAAATACCAACCCGAAGGCATCATGAAGGTATTCCCTCCGAAATTCCGTACCGAAAGTTGATAGAGTATTACCTCCAATACGACAGGTCGAATCCCGAAGCGTTCGATATGTACGCCTTCCAAGAAATCCTTGGCGAACCCTCAGAACCTCACCTCACCCCCGACGAAACGCACAGAATGATAAAAAGGGTCAAAAGCGAAAAGGTGTTCGTTGGGTCCGTGGCGGGACTTGCCGAATTTGTGCACTTTCAAAACGAATCGGGAGGGACCCGTCACCCACCTTCCCACCCTGAAGAAACTTCTCAGGGAACGGCCAGAACTCGCCGACGACGTCCTTGAGACCGACTTCGACCTCTTCCAGGATCTGTGCGAAGCCGTTGACCTGAAAAAGAGTTTCCAACTCTACCATTCAAGACGTTACCACCTCCCAAGACCCATCATCACGAGAGACGGACTCGGCGAACTCTTCGACCAAGACCCCGTGTTCTTCCAGCCAATGTTCGACTACAGAACGTACACCGAAGAAGAACTCGATGAAGAACAAGAAAGTACCTCGTCGAAGCACGACCCTCCGTCAAAGAAGAAATCATAAAAGAAGTCAGGAGGTCGATGGAAGAAGACGTCATCTTGAGCCAAATCGACCAAGAAGCGGCAGACTACCTCCTCTCCTTGAATTAGTTCTTTCGATCGAAAGAAAAGTTAGGCGTTTACGCTAAGTCTGAACGAACCAGCAGCCTCGAGGAACGCGCCAGCGCGAACGGCAACGTAGACTTGCTTCGTTCCGGTTGAACTCGAATACTTGGTCTCCGATCCAACTCCCCCTTCTTGAAGTTGGCTGTTCAAGACGGCAATCCTTGTGTTGTGATTTTCGTTGATCTTCTTAGCCTTCCAGTTTGCGTACGTGTTGGTGGTTTTGGAAGAATCCATGATGACAGTTCCGTCCGACTCGGTCACGAGAATTCTTGGGGATTCCGTTCCAATGGTTACCCCAAACAATTTTGTAATGAGGGCGACGAAAGAATCGTACTGTCCTTCGCTGTCGACGATTTGAAGTTTTTGCAGTTCGGTTTCAAGGTTGTTCACCAAGATGGTGTTGTAGAGTTTAGCGAAGAGATTCTTCTTGGTGGTATCCTTGAGAAGACAAGGATCGGGAACCAAGAAGAGGCGGATTTTACCTCCCTCGCAGTAGCGGTAGATTCTCTCGCAGTTGGGTTCTTGTTGTTGGCAGGATTGCATTTACTAGGCGAAATAAAAAATAAAAACGATTTATCGATCGTCGTGTCGAACCGTTTGTATTCGATTGATCTTCGTAAATGAACGCGGCTTACATTGATTACTTGGTTCATCATTGGTCTCTCGAAGAGTTGATAGATTTTTATAACGTCAGTCACGTGTTTGGGAAGGAAATCGCGAAGTACTTCGACTCGAGAACAAAAGAAGACCTTCGTAGATTATCTCCTCAGAAAATTGTCGGTGGTTGATGAGTTCGTCGTAATCACGAGGGAAGGAAAGTTCCCTATTCCCTTTCAGGGTTTCTAAAAGAATTGAAGAAGACGAAACTTAAGGGACTTAGATCGTACCCTTTTCATCGAGTGGGTTGGAAACAAAGTACCGTTTCATCCTTCCTCGATGACAACTGGCGAAATCGAACGCCACTTCGATCCCGACTGGAACGTCCAAGAAATAATCGTCAAAACCATCGAGAACGGTTTCTTCGAGAACCTCGCCACGAACCTTTCTTCCTACTCGAGAGTCATCTACATTACAGGAATAGGAGACGACGGGACCTTTGAAGGAAACATGATCGAGTTTTTTCGAAAGGGATTTCTCGGACCTCGAGTACAAGACGATTACCAACATGAACAAGGGTCCAATTCAAAAAATCCTTAGGGTTAGTTTTCAGCGTGGTTTTTTCGACAGTTCGGTCGATGAGATGGCTACCACCCTTGCGTCCATCATCAGACGTTCTACGGAAGGAGAACAAGGTTCACAATGGGTCGCCTACTTCGGTTCCGCTGATTCGAATCTTAACTTCGATTGATCTTCGTAAATGAACAGGGATTACATCTCCTACTTGGTTCACCACTCTTCGATCGAGGAGTTGTTGGATTTTTATAAGATAAAATATATATTCGGACAGGGGATTTCCGACTACTTCGACCGGGAATTGAACAACAATCTATCGTACCTTTCGAGGAAATACGGTTATCCAACGTTCTCGTCCTTCCAAGAGTTGGTCGAGTACCATCAAGACAAGACTTCTCCCCTGAGGGATTTGTCGATAGTCGATGAGTTCGTTGTAATCACGAGGGACCAAAAAGTACCGTATTCCCTCGAAGATTTTCTAAAGGAATTGAAGAAGACAAAACTCAAGGGACTCAGGGTGATACCCAAGTTGCAAGAGAACGAAGACGGTTCGTATTGCGTTTCCCTACGAAACGTAGACCAGGAAGACGACGACGAAAACAGTGTCTTCATCCTACGAGATGGGGACGAGTTCAAATTGTTCACTTTTCCCCCGGAATGGGTCGAATACGAAAGGGATGGAACGTGGGTAAACTTGAAAACGATCTCCAATCGCACTGAGGCTAACCCCGAAGACGTTACTCACTACTTCGACCCGTCTTGGACGGATTTTCGTGGTGTTTTCGAAGTACCCAGAGGACGGTTCTTCGAAACGTTGGCACAGGACATTCTACATGTCGACACCTTTTGTTACATTGAGGGAATCAAAGACGACGGGGCTATGATCTACTCAAGGGCCAGTAAGAGATACGACTTCATTACATTCAACGTCTACCCGGACTCGATTTGTTTTTGTCATAAGTCGATATGGGCTCGTCGTTCAAGGCAATCGGACGCGGAAATCCAAGCCCATTCCGAGTGTTTCGACTTCGACTTCTCCCTTTTCGAAACTCTCTCGCTGGGAGAACGAGTCTCCTACTTGGACTACTTGTTGGAAGTCAACAGCCTGGCCCACGGCGAACACAGCAAACTCAACCTACCTTTCCGTTACGGAAGTGTGAAAACGAAAGACTCAGTCGTTGTCGTCTTCGACCACGAAGACGAACCAAGATTTAACTTGGAGTTCACGTCAAAAGAGAAGAAGGGAAGGTTGGTTTTCGTTACGTTGTAAATGAACTTTGCCTACATCGACCACTTGATTCACCACTCTTCGATCGAGGAGTTGAACAACAATCTTTCTTCTCGTCTTTCCGGGAGTTGGTTGAGTACCATCAAGACGTCTCCCCCCGAGGGATTTGTCGGTGGTGGACGAGTTCGTTGTAATCACGAGGGAACAAAAAATTCACCACTCCCTTTTAGAATTTCTAAAGGAGTTGAAGAAGACCCAACTGAGAGGGTTGAGAGTAGTGTCTACATTCGGCATTTTCGATCGCGACTCTACGAGACGATGACGAATGGACCGACGTTGCAACTTTCTTGTGTCAATTTCCTACATTCCTGGATTCAACTCCGACGGCACGTTCCAGTGGGATGGAAACGAGTACGATGGATTTGCCTTCTTCTTGAGTTGGGACGTAGTGGTAATCACCAGACCCTCTGCGACAAACGAAAAGGTGAAGTCGTACGTTTTCGATTTGGGCGTCAACGTTGAAGAACTGGATTCCCTCTCTGTCTCGGAAAGGGCTTCGTATTTCGACTACATCTTGGAGGTCGAAGAAATGGTCTTCGAGGAAGGTGAAAATTTCGACATTCCCCACGTGTCGAAGACGACTAAGTTTGGTTGCGAATTTATCTCGATTTAATTTACTGATCGGTAAACGTACGAATGGACCAATCCCTTACGAACAAGAAACTCAACGAAATCAAAGCTGCGATCAAGGACAAGGACGTGAGATCCCTGATGAGGATTTGGAACGAAAGTTTCGACCACGGACTTGGCGGGTATTTGGAACGGGTGTTAATCGAAGTCGAATCCCCAAAGTTGTGCGGAAAACTAACAAAGTACGATTATAAATTCTTATTTGTTGACAAGTGTTCCTTCCTTCAACTCATCGACGTTTGGCGCAAGAGGAAACTTACGAAGGCAATCATGAAAGGCAAAACCGAGAAGTTAGAACGCCTCCTCGGAGATCCCAATTTTTCCTCGTCGTATTTATCCTTGAGAAATTTCGCGAGGAACTCTGACGAACTCATCCTGTACTTGTACGGTTACATACTTTCCATTCACAACCAGAAAAAGGGAATGATTGACCTCGTCGGAGTAATGAAGGAGTTCATCAGAAGGGTGTACGGAATTACAGACCCCGTCCGACAAATCGAAATGGTGGGCGGTTTCTTCGACCGACTTTCCTACTACGTCCGGGGAAAAGAGTTGGTCGCGTTGACTTCAAGTCTAATCAACGACAACTTCTTCAAGGGAACGTTCGGAAGTAATTACTAAATGGTTGGATCCAACTTTTTTAAATCCGGTCGATGCAAACCCGCAACGTACCGCAAGAGGACGTTGACCGCGCGAAGAAGGACTTCTCTTCGCAATACTACGTCCCACCAACTCACAGTTACAACTACTCTCCCGGAGGGAAGTAATCCTATTCTAACTTTCGTCGACCGACGGAAATAAGAAACAATCCATTCGAACTCCCGCGAACCATCCGTTGAACTTGTCCGAAGATGTCGAGGCGATCAAAATGGGTCGAACACTTTCCAAGTATGCTAACCTCTATCAACTCGTGTTATCGGAAGAAATAGCCTTCGGTCGATCGACTACTTCCAGAGGGACCCCAAGACATACACGGTGCCCTCGCACTCGCAAGAAATTGTGGAGTACTTGGAGAGTATTCTAGAACCAATCCTTCGATCGAAGGGTTACAGTCGAAATGGATAGTCTCAAAAATTTGCCACACTCGTTCTACCCCGCCATCGATTCGTTCCTCGTCAAGGACCTCGCGCAGTCCGTCGCGGGAGACGTTCCCATCATGGTTTTGTTTTCGTCGTTCCTCGGGAAAATACCGAAGATCATTTTCTTCCTCGCCATCAAGCGTGCACTAGAGAGCACGAAGGAGTTGTTCAATCCCATCCAAGACCTCGTCAAGTCCGCGGTTCGAGCGTCCACGTACACCAAGAAAATATACGAACAAAAGGACGCAACTGCCCTCGAGTTCTACCTCTGCGTTTCCCTGAAAAACGAAGAGAAGAACTTGAACGGACTCACTCCCCAAGTGTTCCTCACGGAGGCCAACTCTCAACTGACGTTGCACTACATTCCCTTCTTCCACGCGAAGGAAATTACCCGAATCGAACAAATAGGTAAGGACAGATTCGAAGAGTACCTCAAGAACGTGAGCGGTCGTGTCTCGTACAAGGTTTTACGGTGCAATTCAGACAAGGTGAATTACGAATCCGCCGCGTTCTCGAAGTTGTACCCCTCGGCGAACTACATTCGTCTTTCGAAGATGATCAAACGCCACTTCGACGTTTCGTCCATAACTGGCATCAACAACGTTCTCGGCGTCCTCGTTGACGGAGAACCCGGTCTCGGGAAGACCAAATTCGCCGACTTCGCCGCTGAACACGTCGTCGCCCAGAACATATACAAGGCAGACTTGTCGGGATTGGTTGAGATTAACTTCGACGTGATAATGACCGCAATGTACTCCGCCGTCACCGTGGAAAGGAAGACCATTTTTCTAATCGATGAACTGGACAAGTACGTTGACTACCGCCTCGCACAGATCTTCGTGTTGCCGGAGATGGAAGACAGGGAGGAAGTCGTAAACCGAGAAAAACAACGAATCCTCTACAAAATCCTTCGCGTCCTCGAACGGGACGTTCCCCACCCCGTCGTCGTCATCTTTTGTTCGAACAACTTTTCCTCCATCTTCGAGGGAGTAGACATGACCCACCACAAGTCCCTTTTGAGTCGCTTCATGAAGGTTGAGTTCGAAAGGTGTGACCGTGAGGAACTCGCCGACTACGTCTACCACTACAACGAGAAGTTTTCTGGAACGGACTACTACGAGGACGTGTCCCACTCGGAAATACGAAAGAGAATCAAGGAAGACGCGAGCCTGACGTACCGACAACTCTACCAGATTTCTATCCGTGCCAACTACGAACTAGAGGAGACAATACGACTAATCAACGAGGGAAAACTCGAAGACATCGTCGTAGAACCCTTACCAGTCGAGAAGGAAGTGAAGGTCGTGAAAAAGGAACCAGTCGAGAAGGAAGTGAAGGTCGTGAAAAAGGAACCAGTAGAGAAGGAAGTGAAGGAAGTGAAAAAGGAACCAGTAGAGAAGGAAGTGAAGGAANNGAAANCCCTCCGACTCCGACTCCGACTCCGACTCCGACGAGGTACCGATCAAAATGAAAATAACCGCGACGAAACAGGAACCTGTCGAGACGGCGAGACCAGACAAGTGGAAAAGTTACGTTGCGCTAGCAAATGCCCGGGACGGTGTTCGTGAAGAGAAGAACGGGCACGTCAAAGAAATACTGAAAATATTTAATAAAATGGAAGAATGTTCTGTGTTAGATTACACATTGACCGTAGTTGAACTCTTCCAATACCTCGCTCACAACCCCAGTGCTCACTTAATCATCGACGAGGCACAAGGATTGTTCGGTGTTGTGAAGGAAAAGGCGATGCAAATATACGAGATGTCGCCGGAAATTCTCGTTTCTTGCGACGAACAGACGAAACAATTCTTGGCCGCCATAGCCGGAAGGTAAACCTTTTTCGATCGAAAAAGTTAGTAGACCAAGTCCTCCCTCTCGAGGATCATGACTTCCGTCGGCGTAACCCCGGACGCAACTGCGCGGTCAAAGATTTCCAGGGCCGCGTCTCGTTTTCCTTGCCTCACGTATTGAAGGAAGATGGACTCGTACGACGCACTTGGAATGGGACAGGCCGCCGAGCACTCGGAAAACGCCCTAAGTCTCGTCCTTGGTGTCGACGCCGCGTGTTCAATGGTCAAAATTAGACAACGATTCTTCTCGTCGTATTGGCAAGTCTTGATTCGATACTTGTCGATCGTTTTCTTTCTTGATTCTGCGAACGATTTCAAAAAGGAATCGAGTTCGGCGGAAGGAAGGCCCCGTTCCCTCCCGTAAATAACGAACGAAGTCCTTCCCTTGTAACAGTGAAAGTCGTACCCTTTCTTCTGCGACTGAAAATACGATAAGATAGCTTCTTGTGCCATTTACTCAAAGGAAGATCTTCCTTTGTTAATTCAAGATGAAGTCGGTAAGTTCGGTGACGTCGACGCTTTCCTCCGTACTGACCGTTTTGACGGGAATGAGACTGTCTCCCATCCTACCGTCGTATTCGTGGAGGAGGGTTTCCAAGTACTCCTGGGTTATTCTATCTTCTCCTTCTCTCTTCCTTTGTTTGATTCTCTCAAGGGAAGTTTCCGGAGAACAACGAAGGTAGACGATGGAGTTGAGTTTGAAGGGAACCATGCGTTCGTGGAAGTCGTACCATTCCCGGTAACAATCGAATTCGATGTCATTCATGTTTCCTAGATCGCGATTGATGGCCACGAAGATGGGATCCGACAACCACGATCGCTCCATCAAGAAAATGTCCGTGTCCTTGTTGTTTTCGTAGATGTCGATTGCGTTCCGTATCCTCCGTGAGAAGATGTACGTCTGGAAGGCGTAACCGTATTCCTTTGGGTCCTCGTAGAATTTCTTTAGGATCCGTCCGGCGGTTTCGTCTTCGATGGGTTCGTTGATGATCGTCACCTTTTTTCCCTTTCGTTCGAGGTCGTTTTTCAGTGCCTCGATGAGGGTGGTTTTTCCGACGGCGATACTTCCTTCTAGGACGATGATTGCAGGCTGCATTTCCTTCGAAAGAAAGTTAAGTCCAATCGAATCAAAAACTTTTTTCTTGCGAACCATCGAAGCGATGGAACTACAAGGTGCCTCTGAGGCAGACATCCGTTTTGCGAGAACAACGATGAATTCCACCAATCCAGGAGACATCGCCCGCCACCGCTATTACATCAACAAGTACAATCCCGGGGATCCCTATCGACTACAGGTTCGGACCAGGAACGAGAAGTCCCCAGCAAATCGCTAATATGCTCGATTTGAATGGTGCCCCCGTTATAATCAACGGTCCTAAGTTCAGCGTTCCCACAATTACATCCCTACATAAGGTTCAACTAGACGAGATTAGATCTATTCTCGATTTCTACAGGATTAGTCATGCGTTCGGGAAGCAAACGAAGAACTCGTCTGGGATCACTACAATCCGTTCCGGGGGTTTTCGGTCATAGATGGATACATTGTAATCACGAGGGATGAGCGACTTCCTTACTCCCTCGAACAGTTTCTCTGGTTGATTGACGAGTACAAGGGCCAGAAGAAAAGTCTGTTCATCGACAGGAATCAGAAAACCGGCGAAGTAAGATTTTTGTATTTTCCATCCCGAATGGGAGTACTACACCAGAGGGGCGACGGGTCGGTCCTCGACACGTTGGAACGACGTCCGGCTGGTTTGTTTTCGATGGCCTCGATGGAGTTATTCTCCCGTTTCAGGATGCGTCCTTCGTCGTTCGGTCGATTGACGAGATTCCCTTCGACGGAAGACTCTACCGTTCCCTTTCTAAATTCGAAGAACATGAAGACATTCGGGAACTTCGTTTTCGTCACGGGTGTGCGTGCCATCCCAATTTCGACGACCTAATCGTGGTTTTCAAGTCGTCGAATGAACTGAAAATACCCTACTATACGATAGTGAACAAGGGAGGCCTTTCCTTCGTCGAAATCCCGGAATAAAGTTCTTCGAACGAAGAACAGTAAAGTGAATGGAAGGTTACGTCGACTACCTCATCGCGGAAGCCACAATAAAACGAATTTTCGAGTTCTACAAGGTCAGTCACGCGTTCGGGAAGGACGTGAAGAAGTACTTCGAAACCCAGTTGAACGAGAATTTGGGCTACCTCGCAAGCAATCACAACCTCCCAACCCCTTCTTCGTTCGAAGAACTCGTCGACGACTACATCGAATCGTTTCTTAGGTTTTCGGTAATCAACAACTTCCTCATCATCACTCGAGACCAACGACTTCCCTATTCGCTCGAAAGGACGATTGAACTCCTTCTCGAACGAAGACGACGACATTTGTCTCAACCTCGTCAAATACGAAGTTCGTGAGAACGTGAAGAAAAGTATTTCAATTGAGTTGAAAAATTCGGGGACAGGGTTTCGTTGTTCACGCCGGAATGGATAAGTTACGGGAGGAGAAGCGAGGACGTCGAAATGGACACCATCACGAAGGAACGGTTCACCATCGACCTCGACGACTTTTCCTACGACGAAGACGTTATGGGCTATTTCGACGGATCAGAACGGTTCCCTTCGTTGAAAATTGCGTCGTTCAGTGACGGAGTCTTCCTTACCCTCGCCGAATCAGAACAACCGAAAGTTGTCTTCGTCAACCTTTCCGAGGATAAATTCAGAAGGTTCGATGACATGAACTCGGGACCACATTGCTGTCTTTCCATTTCCTTCGACGAAAACGTACTCACCAAATGCCTCACGACGATTACGAGAACATTCCCTTTGACTGGGAACTGTACGAGTCCCTTGAACTCGAAGAGCAGGTTTCGTACTCGAACTTCATCTTGAAACTTTCCTATCTAGTCCCAGAAGAACGGGTCGACTTGAACTTACCCTTCCACTACGGTTGTATTCGAGTGCCTGATTCAGACGAATTGGTCGTCGTTTTCGACCCGTCCGATACCCTTCCGTTCACTCCCCTGACTCTGGAAACGAAGGGAGGTCTTTCGTTCGCGAAAATCGAAGACGAAAAATAAACTAGGACGGATCCGTCGTAGAACAAAGAACAATTTTTCTTTTCCTAATAAAATGCAAAAGATCTCACACGGGAAAGTTTACACCCTCACTTCGAAATTCGTCAAGTACCATGGGGAAGGCCATCCCGAATGTCCCTTCTACACGACGGAAGAAGTTCTCGAAGAACGTCATTACATCGACTACAGCAAAGAAGTCCAGGAAGTCATCGACTTAATCACCCTCCAGGAGAACATTGAACCCGTCGGTAGTTCCAAATACAAGGTCCACAAGTACCCGTCCGACATCGACTTGTTCGAACCCGTCGAAGGTTGTTGTACCATCAACTCGGTTCGGTTTCCCATGGCGAGACGAATCCAAGACGCCGTAAGACGAATTAAGTCGAAGAACCACATCCTGTTCGCGAGGTTCCAGTGCGGTTACGACAGGAGGTACGACGTCTACATCGGAGAGGAAGTTGAAGGGAAACTAAAGGATTACAACCACTTGGTTACCCAACGGGAAATCGAGAACCTCTTCTTCCAAGGGTTGATCACGGAGGAGGACGCCAAATGGGCAATCGGGTTGGCCGTCAAGTACATCACTGTCGACGACTTCCTCGCCATCTACTGGTTCTTGAGAAAACGAATGATGGTCGACTGGACGGAGGACGACATTCTCCAAGGGTACAAACAATTGCCGATGGGAAAGAGATTGTACTTGTATGACGCTTTGATCGACAAAAGTCTTGTCAAACTTGACGTTTGGGCGAAGATCCCTTACCCCGACCTCAAGGGAAAACGGTTCGTGGAAATTACCAATTGGTTCTTGGTTCAATACAAGAACGACAAAGGAGAAATTCAAAACCTTTCCATCGTTCAAGAGGACCGGGTCAAGAGTTTGCGTTACGACATCTACAAGTACCTCGGCGACCGCCACTTCGACGAACTGAAGGCTGCGAAACGGTACTGGAATTACTTGTTTGAACTCGAACAAACCCCCGAAGTCTTGGACGAACTTAAGAAACTCGCGCCCCTCTTCTCGAGTTACGTTGCCTTCTTGAATTCCGTTCTCACCGACTGGAAACTCAACCACCGGTTGTATAAAATTAATTTCTTGACGAGCATGGAGATAGACAAGTTTGAGAAGGAAACGAAACAACGACTCGCAAACTACCACCCGACTTGTTCGTTCGACGGGAAACTAAACAACAAGCTCATTGACAGATTTTCTACGAGGGTCGCCCAGAAGGGGATCGAAGACCTCACCGAGAAATTCCTGAAGGACCACAAAGTCGACATCTTGTCGTTTTTGAAACGCCACTAAGCTCCATCGATCGATGTGGAAACCATGAACCACCTTCTCGTTGACTATTTGGACGACGTTTTGTCGAGATATCATCCTGGCGTAGACAGAGAAAACCTTGAACTTGAAGAACTCGTGATCGTTTGGCACAATTCGTACGCTTCGAAGGATCTGGGGAACCAACTCAGACAAACCATCCTGTCGTTTTTTGACCCTTCCAAAGAAGGCGAGTTCAGGAAGATGGTCTCTGACTACGATGAAAGAAGGTACGACTACCTATCGAAGAAAATCGAGTACGACAGCCTAATCCATTTCGCCAGTATCGGAGACTTGAGGGAATGAACGAAGTGAATGACACGACACGACAGAATGTTGGGGAGGGAACGTGAAAATTGCCGTAAGAAGGGGAGCGGCCACTTCGAAGTCGTGAAGTTCCTCGCAGACCAACCTTGTCTACCTTGAAAACCTACTGTTCGGCGTTGTAGAAGGGGGCAACGTGGAAATCGTAAAACTCCTCCTTGAAAAAGGTTCCCTTCCCGAGCAGCGGATCGTCTGTGAGGCCGTCCGAACGGAAAGGATCGCCATCGCAAAGTTGCTCGTCGAACGGTACCCAAACTTCGAGTTCTTGATTCACGGATTGCTGCAAGCACAAGTAAGAAACAATTCCGACTACCACAACTTGTTGGTTCGTACCCTTGCTTTTGGCTCGAAGAACCAGTTGGTGGCCGCCCTTGCGAGAAACAACCAAGACTTAATAAGAAGACTAATCGTCGGTTTGGAAACCGGCTTCAACGAAGCGATGCTCATCGCCGTAGACCAGGACAACGTCCTTGCGGCTGAACTCTTACAAAAGAAGACGGGACGAATTGACCACCAATTGGCGAGACTCTACGACGGAAGAATTTCCAACGAAATGCGAGAAGTCCTCCGTTCAGTCGACGGGTACTAAAACAGATTAGACTTACCGATCGGTAAACCGAAATGAACGTTATGATTGATTATTTGCACGACGTCCTGTCCCGGTATGAGGTGAATCCGTCTCTAGACCGAGAAAACATTCAGTTGGAGGAACTAGTCGTAATTTGGCACCACTCGTACGTCTCCAAGGAATTTGGGAGAGAGGTAAGGAAAATTATGTTGGGACGAGAAACGGTATTATCATTTGTCGTAGGGAACGTCAAAATTGCGATGAAAAAGGGGGCGCGCGTCGAAGTTGCCTTGGACGTGGCGGGCGAAATGGGACACTTAGAAATTGTGAAGTTTCTCGTTGAAGAGGCCGATCCCTACGTCCAGGGCAGGCTTACGAAAATCATCAATGGGGGAACATGGAAATAGTGAAGTTTTTGTTGGAACGAGCGCCGCTTCTACGGGTCGTCTAGAAATCCTCAAACTTCTCGTGGGAAAGAACAAAATTTGGTACGGAGGAGTTTTCGTCGCCGCCATCAATTTTGGTCACGACGACGTTGCGACGTTTCTTATTGAACACAATCCCAACGCCAGATTCCTAATGACGGGATTGTTGGAGGAGAACCTGAAAAAGACTTCAAATTATCGCAACTTGTTGTTTCAAATTCTTAGTTCCAATACCGTGGCCGACGACTCTCAAGACTCAATCGACAACGCCGTGTTCGTTGCCGTCGGTCGGGACGACGTAGATACCGTCAAACTCCTCTCAAAGAAAGTCAGCAAAATAGGATTCGAATTGTACGCCCTCTACGACGGAAAAACTTCCGAGGAGATGCGTGAACTACTTTTTTCCTCCGGCGGTCGCGTGCCGTACTAAAAACACATCATACGTTACTGGTCAGTAAAGTTATAAATAATACAATGGAAATAATATTTCTGTTTTTTCTAGTCGGATTGACGTATTCGATTTCCCCTGCCGTCGTGTCGTCGTCTGTTTCCAACAAGACTGTCGTTTTCCAAGGGGTTCAACACAACTACTTGACATACGAAGTTGACTTTGACCAAGAAGTTTATTTCGTTGACAATTGGGTTTGTCCTTGTTTTACGAACAGGACCGTTAGACCAGTCGTCGGCGTTAGCGTAGACGCAATAGAATTAGAAAAGAACAAAATCGAAGAAGAAACAATTGACGACCAGACCGTCCTCTACAAGTTTTACTTGTCGGAACGGGAGGGGTATTCCGCCGTGAAGATCTACCTCGCAAACCATTGGGGGGAGACGACGGGTTACGTTGGCGTTGGCCGCGTTCCATCCCCGTCCGACTACGACTTCATCAACTACGCGAAGGCCAGGGACAGTATTTGGGTGTGCCCAACAGAACAGGCTTGGAACTTTGGTTGGTGGTATGTCCTTGCGATCCGAAACGAACCCTACCCTCACAACCACTTCCAAATCTCTTGGAATACCGAACGGGTGGTAACTTGCACCGGAGTGGAAAATAATAATAATTTATTAAAAAATAACGTTGGGTACTACGGGGTAGCCAAGTTCTTCGAGTACCAGTACTTTCGTTTTTGGATTCCGGGACGGTGTTCGAACTTTGCCGTTTCCGTCAAACAAACGACCATGGACTTTGGGGACGTTGACCTCTACGTTTCCCTCAACTACACTCAACCAAACATTGACCACCACGACTACGCCAGTCAGAACAATGGAAACGATGTCGTCGCCCTAATGGACATTTGTGGAGACGAGAACGGTTGGTTCGTGTACATTGGAATTTATTCTTGGCAAGGATCGGAAGTCCCCTTCGTCCTGACGGCTACCGTAGACCATGGGTTCAACTTACGCCCAGTTTTGGAACTCCCCGCCCAACAGTTCTTGTACACGTTTGCTTACGGACAGGCCTCCCTGGAATGCGGGCAAAGTGAATCGAGAGAGGAAGTAAGGTGTGAGTTCTACGCTTACGCTGGTTGTCTCGACCCGTACGATATTTGGAACTGTTGCGCTCGTTTTGGATTTCTACCACCCCACTCGTCCACGAATCCGTGGGTTGTCACTCCGTCGGCTGCGTCCGGGGGAAAGTACAAGCCCTTACCGTGGAACCTCACCCGACTTCCCGTGGTCTTGGACAACGTCCCGAAACGACTTTCCTTCGTTCAGTACTTGTCCAAGAGCAGCGCAACGTCGGGAAGACGGTTCACCCATCCAAATTGTAGGGTTAGACTGAACAACATGCTCACGAACTCGCAAGGGGAAGTCCTACCCGAACTCATCGAGTTCGAAAGGTCGAATGAAAAGTGCGTGTCAAGCGGACTCGTCGACGGCCTCATCGAACAAATGGGAAGGGAGACTGACTTGGACCGACTCAAACTCCTCGACTTACAACTCTCCGCGGAGACCAACAAAAGGGAATTCGTTGGGTGTGAACGCCTTCTCGATTCTTTGGTTCTCTCTCGGGCCGAAACACAGGAGTACACGACCACTTACTGCGACCTCGGTCCAAGCCAATTCGAATACTACTTGGATCCATGTTGTAGTTGGAACTTGACGTTGTTTGAGCCATGCTTGCCCCGAACGACCCGTTTGGAAACGAAAACGGCATACCGAATAATAGAAGACTTTCCTTGTTCGGACTGTGCCAAGAAGAGTCTCGAAGGTTATCTTAAAACGAAGAAGAAAGATATAGAATGTATCAAGGATTGGACGGAAGCCGTCGGAACCGTTGACCAGTTGACGACCTTTGCCTACGATTGTTCCGTCAAGTTGTTTGGACCGTTCGAGTCTATCGGAAGGGCTTGTTCCTCCGACTCCGACTGTTTCTACTCGTCGAAATGTGACTTGCAGTACGGACGGTGCGACCACACCATCAATAATTTGAAAACTTGTCTTTGGGAGAACGCTGACCCGTACTCGTTGGAAGCGTTGTTCAACTACTGGGAAATCCCCGAAGAGTTGACGGAAGACCGATTCTACGCGCAACTTTCCTCGTACGAACGACCCTTGTGTACGGGCCCGGGGAGTCTGGGGTTCCGTCCCCATTATGCCTATTTATTAACTTTACCGAACTGCGTTGACTCGTGCGTTGAAAACAACGTAACCGTCCTTTGCTACGACACTTCCACGAAGTCGTGTCCGAAAGACCAAATTTGCCCTCCCGGTTCGTCCACCAATTGCTACCGCTTCTTCCAGTTCTTTGAGGGAAGTCGGGAAGACTGTGGTCAAGAACGAATTTTGGATGGGTGCTACGACTGTACCAACTACGTCTCGAATAACGGGACGTGTAATTATTTAAATTTGAACGAAACGGAGTGTTCTTCCCAGACGGTGCAAGAGGCCTGTTCCTTGCCTAGGATTACGACGAAGGACGAGTGCGTCAAGACCGTGTACTGCGACGGATTGCAAGAGTTAGAAGAGTACATCTACCCGTTGACGGAGGCTTGCTTCGCGACGTTCGGGTCGGACTTTTACGGGACTCCCATGTGCGGTCTCGACTACGCCGACAACCCCTGGGGATGCCTGACCAACGACACTAGAGAGACTTGTTCTGGGCGGTGGTTCGACTTGTCCATTTGTAACGAAACGAAGGCGTGTTACACGTCGTATTTTTCGTACCAACCAAAAGACGTGTGTGAAGGAGAGTGGAAGTCTTTCTTTCAGCCGAGAAGTGCCGAATGGGTTGTGTCGGAGTCGAACCCCCGGATCTGGAATCCCCGTGTGGGAAGATCCGTAAAACAAGACTTCGACGTTTTTTCGTTCCACCAAGACACGAAGAAGGCCGTCGGTAAACTCGTCTCCCTCAACTACCAAAAGTCGGCCGTCTGTCGAATCAAGGCAAAGAACGACATCTTCAAAATACTTGCTTGTGGTTGTTCTGACGGAAAGGATTGTTATGATGACGGAAGGCAGACAACCCTTGAGTCGAATTGGGTGTGTCCCTTCTCCGAGACGAAAGTTGAAACCGAGTTGGTTTCGTTCTCCGTTCCAAGGGGGTCCGTTCCCGTCGAATCGTTCTGCCAAGTCTTCAAAGTCGACGTTATCCCAGCCAGCTTCTACCGGACCGTCCCTGGTTCCCGTTTGAGTAGCCAGGCGTTCACGGAAAACTCAATCAACCAGTGGTCCGTCCTCAAGGAGAAGGGGTTCGTCATCGAAGGACAGATTGTCTCAGACGCGTTCTCCTTCTCTTGGAACTACACGTCGTTGTTGCCCGTTCAAGTTTGCATTCGACCTGGGATAGAAGAACGGTCGTCCCTCTTCGGTCAGTTTGGAATAGCCCGAGTTCACGGGAAAAAGATCAAGAAGTTTACCTCCGAAATCGAAGTTAGGGAAGGGGGTCTTTGCTTCGCCATCTTGGAACCAAGCACGTACGTCGCCGTATTGACTCGAGAGTCCCCCTACGAAAGCCTTCTAATTCAAGCTAGTATTTCGTCGGTGTTCTATTGGATTTTGTTCGGAGGGGTTTTGTACCAAGTCCTCAACATCGTCCTCGGGAAACCCAAGCGGTGGAAGATGAAACTGTCGTTTGCGTTTCTTTCGGGAGTGTTCCTCGTAATTCGGGGGACGTACTTCATCGTGTTCCCCCTCGGCGTTACAGACCCAACCGTCAGTTACATCTTCTTCGAACTACCAACGTTTTTGTTCATGATTATGGACTCAGCCATCGTCTTCCTCTGGGTGGAAATTACGTACACGGTGAAACGACTCGAACCAAGCAAGAAGTTTAGTCGAACCCTCTTCTCGTACTGGGCCGTCTGGAATTTGTTCATTCTCGCTTGTTTCGTCGGCTTCATCGTCGCCCATTACTACTCAAGGGAACAAAAGGAACAAGATTGTAGTCTCTTGGATTTGAACCTAGTCAGTGAGAAGGACTTGATCGTGAACCGCGTCTACGTTTGCTTCGTTTCGTTCATTTGTTTGGCGTTGGGAATCTCCATGATGGTGTCCGGGTACAACCTCGTCAAACCCCACTTGGGACACCAGACGACGTCCCGAAGCAAGAACGTGACCAAATTCCTAATGTGGACGTGGGGACTCATGTCGGTGTTCGCTGTTACGTTCCTAATTCGTTCGATTTTGATGGTCGTCGCCGTCTTCACGAACCTCATCGTTCCCATCATTGTCTTTTGCTTGTTGGAACAAGCCGCGACTGCCGTCCTGCTGTACTACTTGAGACCCGACCTCTCCAAACAACTCAGGAGTTGGAAGTCCGGTTCGGGAAGTAAGAGTCCACGACATACGACTAGCACGGCCAAGTCCGCAACGGTAACCTCCTACTAATTCAACGATCGTTGAATTATTTGAAAAGAAGATAGTAATTTTTTACTTCGTACTTGGGGTCCTCAAAGAACGGAAGGAACGCCTTCCAGACGGACTCCCTTAATTTGTCGAGGAAACAACTGTAGTAACGTTGTAATAGGTACTTCGTGTCGAACTTCCCGAACAACTCTTGGGAGAGGATGAGACGAGTGACTGCGTACCCGACGAATAGTTCTTCATCGACGATTTTTCCCGACTTGATCAGACAGTCGACGGTGGCGGGGATCGATCGCTTCTGACAGGGACAACGAACCTTGGGTAGGAAATCCAAATTATACACCACATAATTTTTTATATTATTTTCGTATATTATTTTGTAATCCAATTCGCACACCATGTTCCCATCGGGAGTCAACGAAGCCAGTCCTTCGATTCGAGGAAGGGTACCCATCGAAGGAATCGGGTAAGACAACTTCTGAATTCCGGCTCCCACCTTCACGTCGGTTATGTTGTCGTCGTCGTCCGAAAAAAGGTATACGTTGAAGTAGAGGAATCCACCTTGGTTCCTGTGGGGAATTTGAACTTGAACCCCTTCCGTCGTTGAAATGTTGTTGAAGAAGATTCCGTTGTTCGTTTGGTCGTTGAAATTGAATAGATGGTAAGGTCCGTCTTTTTCACCGTTCCCTCAGCGATGGCTAGCCAGTTCTCACCCTCAGTGTTCTTGAAGATGAAAAGGAGAACGACCTTACCCTCGGCGATCGAACTAGTCAAGATCGTAAAGTTGAACGTCTTCAGTCGGTAATTGTAGGGACATGCCCGAATACTTCCCGAACGACCGTTATCGTCAGCCTCAACTTTGTATTCGTATGTGTACGGACTTGGTGGGGGAACGACGATTTTCGTTACTTTCGGATTTGGAAGAAGAAAATATGTTAAAGGACAGTTTCCCATTCGCCGGTCGGTGAATTTATTTGAAAAGAAGATGGTAGTTTTTACTTCGTACTTGGGGTCTAGAAAGAACGGAAGGAACGTCTTCCAAATGGACTTCCTTAATTTCTTTAGGAAATACATGTAGTACTTCTGGTTCAGGTAGTGAGTGTCGAACTTTCCGAACGGGACCTGGGAAAGGATTAGACGTGTGATCGCGTACCCAACAAAGGAAGTGAAGTCGGCCTTCTGGAACCGTTGAAGATATGCAACTGAAGAAGGAAGGTCACTCGCACATCCTTTCACCTCACCGAGGAAATCCAAATTATATATAATATAATTTTTTATATTATTTTCATATATTATTTCATAATCCAATTCGCACACCATTCCACCGTCTGGAGTCAACGTTGCACTCCCTTCGATGCGAGGTACGGATCCGGGAGGAAGGTAGAAGACGGAAACTCTCGAAGAATCGTCGTAGATATCCCAACTTACGAAGGTGACGTTTTCGGGTTGGTCCAAATAATGTCCGGAGTAGGTTAGGTGGTAGAGTACGTATTTTGAACTTCCCTTTTTTCGTACTTTGAACGCGGAGAGGGTGCCGGAAGGTTCCCAACTTATCATGGTTTTTCCGTCCCTCATTCCCGGTTGGGAAATGACCCAATAACTTTCGTTCCTGGAATTGTCTGGGTATCGTTCCGGTGCGACGGTCACCGAAATTCCCCCCGAAACGAATGGTGATTTGTAAACCGTTGTATTCGACGGAAACGTCCATGGTTTGCAACCCGTAGTCTTCCGGAACTGCGTAGACGTGGCCTGCCCCATAAAAATTCGTCTCGAAGGATCGACCCTTGTACTCTCCTCGATTGTACCAGAAGTTATGTTGGTCAACTCCTTTGTTGAGGACGCAAGTCAGGAACCCACTCCTAGAGCTAATTCGATAGGAAACGAAATCGAAGTTTTTTAAGTTTCTCACTCGAACCAACGCATCCCCGTCCGAAGGGAAGACTTCGTAGACGATACTCAACTCCGTGAGTTTCGATGTACGTGAGATTTCCTTTCACATTCTTTCCGATCGAGAACGAAACTTTCCCTTCCAACGAATCGAACATAACGATTAGTTCGTAGCCAGTCCAAAGAAACGCGAAGTTCAATGTTGAGAGGTGGTAATTGGAAGGGTTGGCTTCGACGGTTCCTTTTTCATCTTCCAATTCTACGATCACTTCTTCGAGGGGGATAATGGCGGCGGTTCGGGTCTTTGAGCCACTTTAACATTTATTCACACCATCGTATTTTTCGAGACAAATGAACGGACTGACTGTCATCGAAGATTTCATCACGGAGGAGGAGGAAACGGACCTTTTAGAAGAGCTCGACGGGAACGTTTGGGACACGACCCTTTCGAGGAGGACGCAACAGTACGGATACGCCTACGGCTACCGGGATCGACGTACTTCAAAAAAAGTAGATCCTGTTTCGGGTCGGTTGAAAGAACTGAACGACTACGTCAGTGACACGCTCGGCGAGGAATTTAATCAGTGTATCGTCAACGAATACAAGGGAAGTCAGGGAATCGCTCCCCACATCGACCACAAAGATTTTGGACCGACTGTCGTCATCATTTCCCTTGGGGAAGATTGTAACATGGTCTTCTCCCTTGGAAATCAACAACAGACCGTTTGGTTGAAGAGACGATCGATAATCGTACTCGAAGACGAGGCACGTTACGTATACAAACATTCCATTCCAGCGAGGTTGATCATGCACCGTGAGAACGGAGAAAAAGTAAGAAGGGGAGACAATTGGAGACGTGTGTCCGTCACGTTTAGAACCCGTTGAGTTCGTACCGATCGGTACGAGTTATCTGAAAAGAAGGTAATAATTTTCGACCCCGTACTGAGGGTCCACGAAGAAGGGAAGGAACGCCTTCCAGACGGATTCCTTGAGACGAGTCAGGAAACAAGGGTAGTACTTCTGCAGGAGGTAGTGAGTGTCGAACTTTCCGAATAGTTCCTGACTGAGGATCAATCGAGTAATCGCGTACCCGATGAAAGTTGTCTGATCGACGGATTGGAATCGTTGAAGGTACGAGACCGCCTCAGGTATCGTTGTCGTACATCCCTTCACCTCACTCAGGAAATTCAAATTATACACAACATAATTATATATATAATTATTATTTATTATTTCATAATCCAACTCACACACCATGTTTCCGTCGGGGGTCAACGACGCCAGTCCTTCGATTCGGGGTAGAGATCCGGGAGGTAGTGAGAAGACGGGTATTTGGTTTGACTCTGTCCCCTTTTTCCAACTAATTTGCGTTAGGATTTTGTCTTGTCGTTGTTCGATGACGAAGGAATACTCGAGGTAGTTCGTACCGCCCTTCTTTCTCACGGTGAAAATTGTACTGTACCCTCTTCTCTTCCAATCGATCGTAAGGCCATTGGATTTGGTTCCGATGTTCGTTGCGACGTAGAATCCGTTTTCTTCTATCACACGAACTATCACGGGAGTTCCCGAGAAGACAACTTGCAAATCCCTGCCGGAGGGACCGGAAGTGGGGTCGAGTTCCACATCCAAATTGAGAGTTTTCATTCCATAATCCTCCGGAACGGCGTACTCGAACTTCGTCCCAAGAACGGGTGAAAAATTCGTCTCAAAACCCAATTCGAACGAGGAGTAGGCCAAAGACCAAAAGTTCTTCGTGTCCGTTCCCTTCCCGAGCGTTATCAACAGGTCGGTTCCTATTACTTCCAAACTGTACAAGACGTAATTGAAGTTTTGTAGGTTCCGGAGTTTAACCAAGACCGCTGCTCCGGCATCCACTTCGTAGACGATGCCTTTCGTTTCTCCATGGGAATCGAAGAACCTGTCACTCCCTCGGATTTGGACGGGGACGACTCCCTCCATCGATTGGAACGACAGAACGAACGAAGAAGGCGACCAAACGAAAGAGAAGTCCAAAGTGGTTAAATAGTAATCGTGGGGGTCGGCTTCGAACGTTCCGTTATTGTTCCTTAGTATTACTTCCGTTTTCACCGAAGGGATGACGGGGACGGTTATCCTGTCAAGCCACGTCAACATTTACCGATCGGTAAATTATTTGAAAAGAATATGATAATTTTCCACTCCGTACTTAGGGTCCTCGAAGAACGGAAGGAACGTCCTCCATTCCGATTCCTTCAATTTCTTTACAAAACAAGGATAGTACTTCTGGAGAAGGTACTTCGTGTCGAATCTACCGAACAGAACTTGGGAGAGAATCAATCGGGTAATCGCGTACCCAACAAAGGAAGTGAAGTCAACCTTCTGGAACCGTTGAAGGTACGACACGGCCGAAGGAAGAGTGGTCGTGCATCCCTTCACCTCACCGAGGAAATCCAAATTATATATAATATAATTTTCTATTTTATTTTCATATATTATATTATAATCCAATTCGCACACCATGTTTCCGTCGGGAGTTAACGTCGCCTTTCCTTCGATGCGAGGAAGAGAACCACTGGGAAGATAGAAGACGGGAACCGAGTAGGTTGATTTAATCAATGAGATGACGTTTTCAATTTCTTCAGGACCCAAGTAGATTGCCCTCAACATGTACAGCAAAGTATTCTGGGAGTCTTTCTTTCGAACGGTAATTCCAATTCCCAAAGGCGGAATCCTCGAAAGTTCCAACGAGAGGAGCACTCCAGAAGATTCAAATTCTACGGGAAGACCGGGGGTCATTCTGTCAGTGTCTCCCTGAAGAGTGAAAGGCCCTTCTTCTAATTGGAAGTTGAATTCAAATTCGATTCTCACCACCATGACGGCGTCCATTATTTTCACGTATTCGTACGTTTCGATGAGTCTTACGTCGACGTCCAACGTTCTAAGTCCGTAATCTGCTGGAACGATTATTTCGTTCGGTGTGTAAGGACTGGGTTCAAACGTCGCGGTAAAGAATTGTTCGGAGGTGATGAAGGTCGTGCTGTGTAGGTTTTCGTCCATTTACTTCTTCGTTCGAAGAGGTTAGTAACCAAAATTGTATTGGTCTCTGTAATTCTTTACGATGCATTTTCCACCTCCGGTTTTTCCGGTGTGGGAGCAGTGCAAATCGGGGCGAAGGATGGCGAGGACGCTGTGGTACTGTCTACAAAGGGCGGAATCGTCTCTGATTCTGTCCCAGGTTCCCCACTTCTTCATTCCAATGAAGGACATACATTCTTGCATGTCCGCGTAGTACCCATCGGCGTCGTGAGTCGCGTCGCACTTGGCAACGTGAACGATGGTGTAACAAATTCTTTGTAAGTTGGCGAGACTTTGGGAGGTCCACGCTTCCACGGCCCAATCGACATTTCTGATGACCAGATCTAGCAAAATGATCTTGTCGTCGTCGCCGAAGGTAAACGTTCCCGTCTGGGTCAAGTTGTAATCGAAGGAAACGGAAACGTCGGGGAAGTAGGGGTACATTCTAAACATGATGTGGACGTCCATGAAAACCTTGTTCCCGGATGTAAATAATTTATTAAAATAAGCGTCGTAGACGATGGTTTGTCCAGTCCACACTTGCCCGACGAAGTACTCGACGACGCCGTCTTGTCCGTGAATCTCTCCGAGTGGGTCGATTCTCCCTTCGACGTTGTGGTTGAAAAAGTCGAAGACGCCTCCGGTTAGGTTTCCAGCGGCAACTTTCGCGGCGATCGTCGTTGAACTTGGCCATACGATCGAAGTGTAGATGCCCGCTACTTTTTCCTTTAGGATTCTGTTTCTGTTTTGTTCCTTGTTCCAAGCCAAGGCCGCTTCGAGGTTGGCGCACCAAGTCTTGTTGTCGATGGTCTGAACGGTTCCGTTGCAGTTGCACTTTTCTTGTCTCGTCGCGGACCCAACGAATCCTCGTTCTTGGATGCAACGGCATGTGTTGTTCAGACACTCGACGAAGGTGGGATCGTAAGCAACTTTCTCACAATCCAAAGTTGTGTTGCATGGAACTTGACCGGCAACTTGAAAGATCAGCAAGGCGATGAAGAGCATTTACTTGAACGAATAATAATAAAATTATCCCCTCGATCAATTCCCCTGAAGAAAACCTTAAATGGAACCAGTCGAAGACCAACTCGCAAAACTGCTCAAAACGAAAATAAAAGTTCGTTTCCAAGTCTACGTAGCGACCCCGATAGACGTCGACAAGTACTGCTTTACGTGCAAACGGTACTTCCAGACAAGACACACCCTCAGAAGGCACAAACTTACGGTTTGCCCTTTACCGAAACCTCGTCGAGAGGCACCCATTCCATTGGACAAGAATTAGAACCATTCGATCAAATGGTTATGTCTTGCATGCCACCCTTTCCAAGTTCTTCATGAAAGCGCTGAGAAAGGAGGACAAAATCAACACTTTCAGCACGTTCTAAGGGTTCTGGAGAAACGTAAAATTTCTTCGTCTTCGGACGGAACGCGACCGCTGGAGTACTCGATTCGTCGTCACGAGGATCCGTTGTCCCAGACAGAAACGTCAGCTTTCGAATGATACCTTCCCGTTTACTTTCCAGTCGGAAAAAGCGTAAATGACGGATAAGCCAAGGAACAAAAACTTTTTCTTGTTTCTATTTTTGGTGGTGTGGTCTTCCGTTCTCTTCGTTCCGACGGTAATTTCCGCGATGGCCGACGACCAAAAAATAAAGAACACGGCTTCAGTGATTAGTATTGGCCTTCACGTCTTTTCGATTTTGTTCTTTGCAATAGCGTTCACCATCTTCTCGCTTGGGGAGTTGTCGAAGTGTTGTTATAGACGGGAATACCAGGATTTGTGAGATTATTCGATCGAATAATTACTTGTCAAAATACGCGAAGATCTTTTTCGTAACGTCCAGGGCAGGTTCTATTCCGGACAGTCGGGAGTAGATGTTGGTCAGAACGGCTACGGAAACGGAGTAGCAAGAGTTGTAAAACAACGAACTTTGGTACCCGTGTATTTGTCCGGTGTGGCCTACCCACCACGGTCCTCCGTTCACCGTCGAATAACGGAACAGTCCGAAACCGTACTGACCAATTTCGATGTCGACGTAGGACTGTTGTAAAAAACAGAATCCTTTTTCTCCTATAAGAAGACCTTTGCCCAGGGCGTTGATGTAGACCCTCAAATCGTCTAAATTCGAAACGAGGTTGCCCGACCCGAACGCCCAAGACGGGTTGAACCGGGTCACTTGGCGGAGGACGGTCTTGGGTTCCCGGTTTGGGTCTTCGTACCCGTACATGTAGCCGTCCGCGTGGAACCCGTCGATCTCAGACCCATGCGGGACGAACGTATTCTTCATACCAAGCCTTTTGAAAATGAAGTGGTCGTAGAGGACTTCGAGGGAGTGTCCGGACACGTGCTCAGCCAAAAGCCCAAGTAAGAGGTAGTTCGTGTTGCAATAATACCAGCCTTCCCTTGGCTCGAAATAGGGCTCCTTGTTGAGGGAATAGTTCAAGAGGATTTCTTCGGGGGTCCACTCCCTTTCTGGGTCGGCGTCGACGGCCCGGTTGAAGTCGAGGTCTTGCGTGAAGTTGTAGAGTCCTGAAGTCATCGTCCCAAGTTGTTCGACCGTAATCGTTTTTGGAAGGAGGTCCAACCACGATAGAATTTTCTCGGAGGGTCGTCTTGAAAAGTAGGAGTAGGCCGACTTCTTCGGGTCGATCAATCCTTTGGAAACGAGTTTGAGGACGACGGTCGCCGTAAATGTCTTCGTTAGACTTCCAATCCTGAACCTTGCTTCCTTCCTCATGGGACGCTTCGAGAAGATGTTTCTGATTCCCGTCGTTCCTTCGTGGAAAACTCTACCTTTCTTCCAGACGCCAAATACGCTCCCCGGAGCTTCTTCGAATATCTCCTCATCGCTAGGAAATTGGGCCATTTAATTCAACGATCGTTGAATTAAATTTCGATTGGCGGAAGCCGATTCGAGGACCGCTTCTTCTTTTCCCGGATTGTGCGAAATTCGATTTCTTCGGTTTCCGCCTTCTTCATTTCGGCTTCGGCCTTGGCTAGTTCTTCACCGGAAAGAACGTTCTTGATGCATTCCTTACCAACCCTTAGGTTGACGCCGTTCTTCTCGACCAAGTAGTAGCGGTCCGTGACTTGAGAACAAATGCAAGTGTAAGAACGGGTATTCAAGCACGACACGAAGACGCTGGCGTGCTTCCACCCATCTTTCCCCCCAAAACAATCGACGACTCGTTTGAACCGTTCCGACCTCAAGGATTCACCTTCGTTGAGTAGTTGTTTCCAGCACGTTTCAATTTGGCAATCGTACATGTTTTCTTCTGGTAGGTCTTGATCGGACGGGTGCGTGTAAAAGTCGGACTGAACGGTTCGACTACTTTTCGAAGATGCATTTGTACCTTGGATCGTTCTTTAGTGCATGGCAAGCCTTTTCGTAACTTTCGACGTCGTGGACGTTGGTCTTGGGCGCGTATTCGAACAGGAGGTCCCCAAACGTTTGAGTTTTTGGGATCAAAGAAATCTTCGAAAGGGTCCAGTACTTTCTCAGGCTCTTCGACGTTGCCCATTGCAAAAACGTGCAGTTGTAGAAATCTTCCTGTTCGGACACGAATTTGTACTCGAGGACGGCCGTCTGGAACGCACCGAAGATCGACGTACTCAAGTCGTGTTTTTCAACTGCCCTCTCCAAGTGGTCACTGGTTTTCTCTCTCTTCACCTTTCCCTTGAATTGCAACGGAATAAGTTTGGCGCAAAAACTTGGTACGATCTTCGACGATTTTTTGATCTTCTCGACCACTTGGTGCATCGTTGACTGTACTTCCTGGGTTTCCCTCAGGGACAAGAGGTCGCCTTGGATGACTTGAAGGCGAATCAAGAGATAATAAAACATGATCGTCGCCAACAACGAGAACCCCGCGAAGACGGTTACAAACGTCTTGAGCCTCGTCTGGTCGAACTTTCCCGGTGGAATGACGAGGCAAGAGAACCCTGCGATAACGATTATCACCACGAATATGGCGATTGCGATGAACGGACCCGTTGCCATTCCTTTTATTTTCCCTTCTTTTTACTTATATACTCTCCGCGCTTCCACGCCCATTTTTTGTCGACGAAGACCCGCCCTTCTTTCTTCAACTTTCGTTTTAGAAGGTACTCGTTCTGGGAAGAACAGATCGCCGAGAAGTAGGACCTCTTGTTCAACGGCGGGTGGTAAAACCGTTCGTAGTAGTAGGGAGACACGCCGTAACGAACCATCAACCCGAACACCTTTTGTTGGTCCCGTTTCTCGTTGAAAAGTCTGGCCAAAAGGGAGTGTTTATTCAGAAGGATACAACACAACGCGACGAAGGCGAACAAACCTTCATCAAGACTCGACCAATCCCTTTGCAACAAGTCTTCAAACTTTGATTTCATGTCAATCCAGACGTAGCCGTTCGAGTCGAACTCCAGACCCCGAACCAAGCAAACCCTCGCGTAGTACGTTGATTCTTTTTTGCCGAGGAGACCGTTTCCCCCTCGCCTCCAGTCGAAGGCGGCGCTTTGAACCAACGTAAAACTTGGAACTTTCCTCCAGAACAGTTCCCTGTGGGAGTAAGCCGTAATCAGTTCCTTCCAAGAAGTACATGGGTGAAGGTCGTGAATTAAGCAAAGGTTTTCGATTGAAATTATCCTACACAAACCCCTCGAAACTCGCCTCAAATTCAACGCACTTTCGAACGAAGCGTACTTGGCAGTTTCAAACAATACATCTTCCATTTGACGATCGTCAAATTTACTCAAGAAGTCCTTCGAGGTAGTCGAGTGCAATTGTATCGGACACCATCATATCGAGAATGTTGAGGCTTCTCTCTAGTTCTTCTTGGGTTAAGTATTTTGCAAGTAACTTGACGACGTCCAGGTGACAGGCGTCGGCTGCTGGTATTAGGGCAAATCCCGCATACCCCCTGATGTGGGGTATGAACTTTTCTACTAATTCGTAATTACCCATTCCAGCGGCCGTCACGATGGCCGTCTGGTAGTCGTGATCGTCAATGGTATCCAAGAACTTGTCAATAATTTTTTGATTTTTAGATCGTATCGCGAACTGGAATTCTCCAGAGTTCATTCCTGGAGAGTATTCGTAATACAAATCCAAATGGTTGTTTTCTAGGGCTCCGTGGGCTACTCGTTGTCTGATTTCCTTCAAGGGTTGGTTGATTCGTTTTGTAATAAATCCTACCGTGTTTCTATCGCCTGACTTTCCCGCGTAGTATGCGAACTGAGGGGGAAGGGAACCGTTCAAGTACTTCAAAATGGGTTCTAATCTTCCCGTCGAAATGTAGGCCGCGACGATTTTGCCCTCGGGAAAGTGGTCCCGACGAAATAACGAAATCGTTTCCTCGTCTCCCGAAAGTATCGCTTCTTCCAAAAAGTTGTAGTTTCTGTTGTAATTCTTGACGACCCAGTAGTTTCCCTTCCTTGCGGCACCCTTCACGACGAGTTTTCGATCCCCTCCTTTGGAAAGAATGTAGTTGACCGTTTCTTCGGAGCCAGATTCGCCCGCACCGATCGACGCCCTTTTCAAGTCCTTCGCCCCGTTTTCTAGGAGAAATTGGGCCATCTTTTGATTGCCTGAGAGACAGGTTTGGTACAAGGCGGAGTCCAAATCGTCAGCTCCGGTTCGAATGGCAATCTTCACGTTTCGAAAGTCCCCTTCGAAGGCGAGTGAGGCAAGGAACTCGTTGACTCGCCTTCCTTGTCGTTTTCGTTCGAATAACATTTCGTCGTAGTCCTCAACGAACTCCCGGAACGGGTCGACCCTTGTTAGTCCAATCCTTTCGGAGAAGTCACCAACGGAAACGAAGATTCTCGATCTGATCTCCCGGCCTTCGTCCCCCCGCGCGAAACTTTCGTCCCACAACTTCGTGAGTGAGGAAAGGGAACCTTCCTTCAAAGCTTTTTCAAGTGAGTTCATTTAATTAAACTAATGGAAACGATCGACTGTCTGAATTTAATCGAGGACCCTTCCTTACTGAACAACTACTTGAAGGACGGGATGAGAATCAGGAACCTTTCGAACAGTTCTTTGAATTTTGAATTAAACGGCGGGGTCGTGCGACTTCGCGGGGACTGGGGAAATTGTCGGCCTTGGCTCGCCATGATGGACCACCCTTCAATCCACACACTTGAATTACGAAACCTCAACGACGAGTTCTTACGGTCCATTCCCGACAACGTCCAAAAGTTAACCTTCGACGATTTCTTCCAGTTGAAACAAGTGGGAACTTGGCTTGAGTCGAAGGACCTTCCCCCAAGAAACAAAACCCTCGAATACGTTGGTCACTACACCGACGAAAGGTTTGCGTTCGATTTGATTACCACGCACGTGGGACACGTCCTCGTTCCCCTGAATCAAGACGTTCACAAGTTGTCGTCTTTGAATCCCCATGTGAAGACTTTTGGGTTCGACTTCGACCACCAACGAGACCGGTCCGTCCTCGACCGCGACGACTTGGACTTCGTCCTTTGGTCTTCGCATCTCCATTCTCACGGAATTTCGAAGAAGTTGTACCCCCGTCACTCGCACAGACTTCACACGTCCCACCCAACAAAAATCTACCACCAAATCTAACTCTAGTAAATGTTCGGTTGGTTTCAATCGTGGAAGCTTTGGATAGTAATCGCTATCCTTATTCTCATTATCGTGTGGTTACTGAGAAATCTCGAATGGAGGAAGGAGAAGAAAAGACGAAGGCACCCAAGATCCCCACGAGACCACGTCGTTTCCGACGACGAAACGAGTTTGACGGAGATGAGTGAAGACGGTTCGATCCAGTCAGTCAGTTTCTCACGACCCCTACCCAAACAATTCCAACCATCACCGGAAAGACGAAAGGTTCGACCAGAGCAAACGAATGTTGAGTGGAAGGAAGAACAAACGGAGGTCGAATGGCAGATACCAGAAGAAATTCTCAATCCCGTCCGACCCCAATCCGAAAGGAAGGAAACCGCAAAGTATAGTGAGGGAGAACGACTTTGCAAGGAAGCGGCCGAGAAGATTTACGGCGTCACGTTCCACCATTCCGTCTGGCCGTCTTGGCTCCGAAACCCTGAGACCGGCAAACCCATAGAACTCGACCTCTACAACGAGGACTTGAAAATCGCCATCGAGTACCACGGAAGACAACATTACGAATACATTCCCCACTTCCACCGGAACGGACCCCACGAGTACGAGTCCCAGAGAAGGCGGGACAACTACAAACTCGACATTTGTGATGAAAACGGTGTCTACGTGATCACCGTCCCCCACTACCTTCCCAACGACAAGATCGAGGCTTGGATTCGGTACCACGACCCGTCCGCGGTCATGATGAGGGAACAAAGGAAAACCCAACTTAACAAGTAATACGTCGATCAACGTATTCCAATTAAATGGATATTTTGAATTCCGACTGTTTTTCCGAGATTACACAACACTTGGCCTATTCGTCCACCACAAGTCTGAGGATGACGTGTAAGACGCTGTGGGAAAAGGTTTCTGTTCCAAAATTGAACCTGTTGGAGTTGCTCATCTCAGCGGCGTCCGAGGACAGTGTCCCCTTGATTTCGTACTTCTTGCCGGTCTGGCCTCAAGTACGGAAGGGCATCCCCAAGAACCACATTCTCCACGCTTCCCTTCGTTGTGATTCCTGGAAGACCCTGAAATGGTGCATCACCAACAAGACGAAGTTTAGTAATTACGAAGTTGCGTGTTCGATTGGAATGATCTCCCTCAAGATGTTGGACTTTTGCCTCGAAAAAATCAAGGAGAAATACGACGAGTACTGGATCCAACGCGCCTTGGAATGCGACAGGGACGACATCTTTCGTGAACGTTGGGTGGAGTTTGGGATGCCCGTTTGCGACGACATGATCAAAATCATCGCGGCGAAAAACTCCGAGAAGTGCTTCAGGGTGTACGCCCAAAACTTCCCTCCTCAAGATCGTGTCATCTCGACGATGTTGACGTGTGGAAGCGAACTGTTCACGAACCAGATGATCTACAACTTGACTCGCACGAAGAAAATAAACATGCGTTTTCTCAACAGCATCATAAGCAACCCCAACCACAACGACGAAAAGTTCTACGAGTGCCTTACGAGAAAGGGGAGGATAACGGAGAGTGGCTTCCTCCAAATAATAAAAACGAAGACTTCCAACATCGTCGAAATCGTCCTTGCCGAAAGGGAAGTCGTCGAAGAGCACATCACAGCGGCCTTCGAGTCGATCCGCTACTCGTCCGATTGGGCGAAAACCCTCGAGTTGCTGTTCTCGAAATTCGAGGGACTGTACGACATGGCGGAACCCATCGTCTACTACTGTTGCCTCGACATCGACTTGATTGCGAGCAAGTTACGTTCCGTAAAGTGCCTTTCGAACGCCATCTTTTTCTACCGAAACGTTGAGTTGTTCAGGAGGTTGGCAAGGGAAGTTAGGGTCGACTATTCCCATTTGAAGAAGATTTGCAACAATTACTCCGACGAAATGCTCGAGGAATACATCCGACACGCAAGGATTCCCGCAAGACACCACGCATCCCTCTACAAGAAACTTGGCCCAAAGTTCGTCACCGTTCTCGAGAGAAACGGACAGTTCGTATCGTCTTCCATCCGAAACTAAAGTATCGTCTTCCATCCGAAACTGAAATTATTTCGATCGAAATAAATGTCAGACCTTCACGTGACGTACTTGAACGATGTCTTGTCTCGTTACGATTTTGCGACAAATTACCAAGTAATGGACGAAATCGTTTTGGTGTGGAAGGACAGTTTCCTTTCGAAACAAGGCACCGAACTTCGTGAACGGATACTTTCCTTCTTCAACTTGAAAGTCAAGTCGGGTTCCGCGGAAACCGAGACGTTCAAGGAGTTCGTTCAGGAACAAGACAAGAAAAAGAATAGACAACTTTGTCAACAAAGTTCCGAAAATTGTTTGTATTGCTTCGCGAAGCAAGGCGATTGGAGGAAGAGAAGCGACACGACTCGACCGAAGGTCGGGGAGGGAACGTGAAACTTACTTTGAAACGAGGAGTACAGAATTACGACGGTGGACTTGCCGGGGCCGCTGCGTTCGGGAGCGACGGTATGGTCGACTTCTTCATCGGACTCGGCGCCACGAAATTATTCTTGGGGAGGCGGTTAATGGTCACGAGGAGTGAAGGCCTCCTCGGGGCAGTGATTTCCGGCAACCAAAACCTCATTGATTATTTTTTCAGAGGGGACTACGACTTCCAAACACTACTGTCGGGTGCGGCGAAGACAGGCAACTTGGATCAAGTAAAACGAATTCTTAAGAAACACGAACACGACTTCGACCTTGAAGAAGCCCTGGAAATGGCGGTGTTGGGTGGCAACTTGGAAGTCGTCAAGTTTTTGCACGAAGAGATGGCGAAAGAAGAAAACTTTGGTGGTTACAATACCTACATGTTTCAGGCGGCCAAGAGTGGGAACATGGACGTAATCCAATTTCTAATCGACAACGGTGAAACGGACATGGATTCCTTTGGTTGCAAAAAAGGTAGCCTCCCTTTGTTGAAATTTTTCTTGGACCGCACGGAAGAAATGCCACACAGGACCCACCTTACGGACATCATCATGAAATACAGTACCTTGGAACTCCTCAAGTATTTCTTCGAAATGAGACCACCGACGAACGACGATGTTCTCTTGGCCGCCAAATACAGGAGGGAGGAGATTACCGAATACCTCGTCGACCTTCTCGAGTTCCCATGATCGTTTCGATCGAAACGGTTAAATCACGACGTAGACTGTTCCCGGAGTTTCGTACTCGGAAAGTCGTTCGGAAGGCGACCCGTGAAGTCGTCGCAAACACAACAACTTCCCGTTGAAGGAGATGATTTGTATCCGTTCTTTTAGTTCACGTTCCGTCCGTTTCTTGGGGTTGAAGATGACGACGTTCCTTGGTTGTCGTCCGAGGCGAACCGTAGTTATCCAGTCCTTTCCAACCGACAGGAGGTTGGAAAAGAACTCGTTTTGTATCTCTTCATCGAATCTTATCCAAACGTAGTTGGAGTTCAAGTCACACCAGTAGTCCTTCGGGTAGGGTTCGTAAACGCAAAAATCCGACGGAAGGATTTGGTCGATTTCCTGACACACCGTTCCCATCCAGACGTACGTCTTCGAGGAGTGACAAATAACGTCTCCCATTCGGAAAGTATTACAAGGAAGACACGACAAATCCACGTCTCGCGGAAGGTACCACTTCGAAGCCTTCATTTTAATTTTATTCCAAGTAAATGGATACGAAGTATTTGAATCAAGAACTTGTCGATGCTGCCGCCTTCAATGACCTTGTGAGAGTAAAGGAANTCATCAAGTTGGGGGCAACCGATATCGTCCGCGCTTTGAACCACGCCCTATATTTCAACGCCGTACAAACCGCCCAATACTTAACGAAACTTGTCTAACCAACCACTCGATCGAATGGTAAGAGAAAAGATTATGTCCGTTGAGATTTACTTTGCGTATTTGGACGACGTCCATCTCTCCTCACTTCGTTTCGTCGCGTCGCTGCGCTCTCGAGGTATTCGTTTCAAAATTACGACGTGATGAGCGAGAGCGCAGCGATGAGGACGGAGGACGACCCACGAAGTGGATCGTGTTGGTTTGGCGCGATAGTTTCATCGTCAAAAAACCAGAACTGAGGGAACGAATCCTTCCAGGAGTTCGTCCTAGAAAAGGACTTTGAGTCTGGACGGTTTGAACGGAACTACTACTCCGAAGTGAACGGTGATCCCAGTAAGTGCCTTCTCCATTTCCTTCGGAAAAAGTCCAGACCAAACGTTGAGTACGCCCTCAAGCAATCGCTCGAGTATTCTTCTAATTATTTTATAAAGGCTTTGGAGTGGGGTGACAGGGACACCATCGAAAAGATTTTTGAGTTGAAACTAAATCGATGGGACTGGAAGGACGAAGTAATAGAACGCGTCTCCGAATTCGGACCAGACGACCTTCAAAGCGGTCTCGAGGGAACGGTGTGGAAGGGTAACTTCGATTGGGGTCTGGTCCTTGCGTACGCCGTTCACGGCGACAAACCGGAAGTCGTCGAGTTTTGCCTTTCCTTTCTCCTGCGTGTACCCAGGGACATCGCGAAACTCGCGTCGACTTCGACCCACCTTTCGCCGGTTACTTGAAGTTCGACGGGGCGGTCGAGAGGAACGACTTCGACTTGGTTGAGATTTTGGTTTCGTACGGGGTAAACGACTGGAAATGGCGGAATTCTTCATTGACTCTGGAGCCGAAGTTACGGAGGTATTAGAGTTGATGGAACTAATGTTTGGGTACGCGTATTCGGGAGAAGACCTTCACTTGACGACGGCCGTCTGGAACTTCGAGGCATTCGATTACGTTCTCTCTCGTAACGAACCCGACGTTTCGGACTTGGACAAAGCGTTGGTTTCCGCGATCTTCGCGTCGCCCGAACGTGAACCTAGTCTCCTGGGCATTGGTTTCGCCCTGGAGAAGTCCTGCCTGAAGGGTAACTTCGACGTCGTGGAATGCTTACTTGAAACCTTCGAACCAACAGAAGCACAGTGGAAGGAGTGCCTGTCCAACGCGAAACTGGGCGGCAACCTTTGGTTGGTCAAGTACCTCAAGTCGGTTCACAAGTACCCGTCCAGTTAATTCATTCGATCGAATGAAGTTACATCAAGGGAGTCGTCTTCCCCCGCATCGTCATGACGTAGAGGCCAGGATCTGTGAACCCCTGTTTCCTTTCGGTAAAATTCTTGATGAACGATCCACTGTACCCCTCTTTGAACTGAACGAGTCCCATCGATTCGAAGAATTTGCCGAGGTTATACATCTCGAGGAGGGAAGTTGTTTCCGTTATTGACGGGTAATACCCGAACAACGCCAAGTCGCCGAGAGCAACGTTCGCTTCGCGTCACTTCGTTCTCCATATTTGTGGTCGTCGAAATACAAAACCAACGCCCTCCTTTTGGTGTCGACACAAGCGCGTTTCAAATCGATAATGCCGGAGAGCATGGTCATGAAGCCCCCGTCCCCGATGAAAAGGATGGCGTCCTTCTCGTTCCTCCTGACCTCGTTCACCTCACTACGTTCGCCTCACGTCGCTACGCTATCCGGAGGCCGACGCAAGGGACAGGACGATGGGTACAAACTCGGTGTGAACGGAAAGGTTGTTGTAGGAACAACGAAGGGGTTGGGCGGCCATGAACGTTGCCGTCCCCGAGTCCGTGACCAAGTTCCGGTCTCCCTTCACTGTTAAATTACTTCCATATAATTGGACGACGGAAGATGCGACGAGGTTTCCAATGGTAACTTCGTCTTCCTTTTTCAAGTAATTTTCAATGATTTTCGAGAACTCCTCTGTCGGGTCTCCATGAACGAAAGGTGCCTTCTTGCACAACAACTCCGTGTTGTTGTAAAGTTTGTTGATGACGTAATTTACGTTGACGACGAACCCGTCCTCCCTCCTCTCATTCCATTCGACTCGGGTCGCTACGCTCTGCCGATCGGTTCGTCGAAGAAACGAATGACGATCTTGTTGAAAACGTCGAGGACAGAGCGAAGCGACGTGAGGCGAATGAAATGAGACGAGCGAGGTCGGCTTCGACGACGGCCTTGTTGGCGACCGCGTTTCCTATCGGTCCCGACATGTCCAAGTAACTTGGCGAAACGTCGGGTGGAAGAGTACCGCGCGAGTCGAAGACGGAAGTCAACAACGCTTGGGGAAATTCGTTGACGATTTCGACGAGTTGTCTGGCCGATTCTTCACTAACCCTCGGACCAAACCGAATTGCTATTTTGTCCGCGAGACCCCACTTGCTGAGGATGTATTGGTAGGCTTCTTCCTCCCTTCCCGTCAAAGCCGGAACGGGAACGTAGGGCACGTCAATGGCAATGGCAACGGGTCCCGCACCGGCGTTCTCGATGGTACCGACGGAGACCGTCTTCGACGATTTTTGACCTTAGGTCTCATCGATCCGTTCCGTGTGCTTAACGATGTTGTTCAAGATCGATAAGTCGAGTCTTTGGAAGTCATCGTCCGTCTGAACGGAAGATACACCCGTAATGTAAATCAAGGGAATCTCTTCCCTGAAGGCGTTGGCTATTCCCGTGATCGCCATGGTTACGCCGGGTCCGCAAGTTGACATCGTAATTCCAACTTTCTTGTCGGAGAAGTTGGACGAGGAGGAACGACGAGATCGCAGCAAGGGTAGCGGAAATCTCGTTCGTCGTGTGGACGAAATCCACCTTCCCGGCGTCGATTCCTTTTTGTAGGGAATCGTCGAATTGGTAAGTTGTCAACCCAGCGATTCCAAAAAACAACGTCTTCCCTTGTTCTGCTGTAGCAGGTTGTCATTAAATAAATTTTTTATTTAATTAAAAATGTCATTGATTCTCGAACGATACCTCGACGACGCATTGTCCCGCTATTCCTTCGAATCGAATTATCAAGTCATGGACGACATCTTGCTCGTCTGGAAGGATAGTTTCGTCGTACCCAACGGAAAGGAATTGAGACAAAGGATTCTCTCCTTCTTCCACTTGGATAACGAGAAGGAATTCAAGGACTTCGTCAAAGGACAAGACGAAAAGAAAATGCAGGAACTCTGCTCCGGCGACTTGACCGATTGTTTCAAAGAGTTCCTCGACAAGGGAGACGTGAGAAACGCGAAAGACGTAGTCGACAAATCCGAAGAAAAGGACTTACGTAACCTCTTGACCATAGCCGCTGTCAAAGGGTCGTTAGAAATGGTAAAGTACATAACGGGAAAGGGAGTTCTAGCGGGGAACACAGCACTTCAGGGATCCGCCGAAGCAGGCCACTTGGAAATCTTCAAATACTTGGTCGACAACGAAGACGTGAGAATCAAAAAACCCAAATCCACCATCTTGATGAACAGCTTCCAGTTAGTGACGAAAAACGGAAACATGGAGATGGTAAAGTACTTCGTTGATAATCGCGCCGGTCCTTTGGACTACGGTCTCGTTGGGGCCATCTTGGGAGACCAATTGGAGGTTGCCAAGTACATCGTAGAACACGAAGGCGACGAAGGACAACTCGAATGGTCCATCAAGGATGCATTACGTCAAACTAGGTTCGACAAATTCAAAAACGAGACAAGGGCGTACCTCGAAAGTCTCATCTAACTCGATTCGATCGAATCGAACTCATTCTCTGAACAAGAGGTAGTAATTTCCTTCCGAGAAGTACGCCATGAACGCCTTCCAGTCGGACTTTGCAAGTCTTGAAAGGAACTCACAGTAGTACCTTCTCCTCAAGTACTTCGTAGAGAACGAACCGAACAAAACGGAAGAGAGGATCGTTCGGACGGCAACGTACTCGACGAAAGTGGCCTCGTCGACCGGAAAGAATCGGTTCAAATACACGACTCTCTCGGGAATGGAATCACCACACCCCACCACTTCTCCCAAGAAGGAGGGGGAGTACTGGACATATTTTTTCACCTTGGCAGTTTCAATCAACGTGTAATCAATATTACAGATCTGGTTTCCGTCGGGCGTCAACCGGACGGTCCCAAGAATGGTCGGCAACGATCCGTCTGGACTTCCGGGAAGGAACCTTCTCGTAGTTTTGGAAACCACGGAAGAAATACGAAAGACAATTCCTACGAGAGTTATTCCGATGTCGTACAAGAGGGCGAACTGGCTGGACTGAACGGTCAACCTCACACGGTTAAGTTCGAAGTCGAAATAGATCGTGACCCCGGATTTTGCGACGGGAACCTTCGAAATAAAAAATAAATCTTCGTCTTGAAGTACGTACCGGATTTGGGCGTAGATTATGTCCCCGGATTTTAGTCGAAACAGAAAGTTCACGAACATGCTGTCCGTGACCACTTCGACGTTGGGACTTGCCAACGTCGACCCCGAGAGGTCCAATTGTAGTTCGGGAACGTCCCCGAACGCATTGTAGGCTAGACTTCCGGGGACGTTCACATACGAAAACGTGTCTTGATGTGTTATCCAAGAATTGATTTCGTGGATCGAAGAAAGGTTGATTGTTACGGAATACGAGGAAGGAGAGAAAGAAAACTGTAAGTCGTACTTCGTGAAGATGGTTCCCGTTTTCTTCCCTTGGACCAAGTAGCACTTGTCGTTCCCACGGTTTGCCACCCAAAAGTCGACTGTCTCGTTTCCAGTTTCCGCACTTTGTATTACCCCTCCGAACTCACCCGACCTTACGACGAGTTCCCCAGAAAGGGTTTGGAAAGTGAACAGGATCGTTCGGACTTCCGTCCCCGTCGCGAGTACGTCAAAGTTCATCGTCGTAAGACCCCTCACTTCGGGAACGATGAGTATTCCTTCTTGGGGAGTGGAAGTCAAGTCGATTTTGAGTACTTCGCCTACTTTACCGGAAACGGTGGTTGTCGGTAACCAAAAGTCTTCCATTTAATTCTTTCGACCGAAAGGATTACGCACGAGATTCCGACCCTCGCGACCGTGACGTGTACAGGTTGATCGTCCGGGGAGGCTCCAGGAGAACCATACAGAAGTACTCAACGGAACTCCTTCGTCCGTACTTTCCCGACAAGTCGTAGAGGAGTTGCATGTCCTTCCACTCGCCGAATTGCTGTTCTAAGTACTCGAAGTTTTCAACTCGGCACTTGCACGCCGCACCAAGAAACAACATCTTAATTTCGTCTTGTTCGAGGTCCTTCTTGACGAAGTGTTTCATGAATTCTAAACTAGTTGACCCACCGATATGGTAAAAGTCGTCGCTATACAACGGATGTCCCGACCGTTTGAAAAGCTTGTTGAATACTTTCAAGTTTCCAATCACGGTCGACCGGAACATCGCTTCTCGGATTTCCGTCTCGTTCGCGTGGTCGATAAACTTGTAAACGAGGTTGTAATGGCATCCCCTCGCCGCCCCCAAAAGGATGACGATTTCCATCTTCCTCACGGTCTTGTTCCTTAAATAATACCTAATTATTTCTTTGTTGTTTCCCGTCGCGGCGTAGTACAGCGCCTTCTTGTCTTCCTTGTGAAGGAGGAACTGTTGGAGGGAACCCGTCCGGCAAATCTTTTTGTACTCTCTTCTTTCCGTGCCTTTAAGGTCGCTATGGAGAAACATTTTACTTCCAGAATACTCGATCGAATATTCTTTCTGTTACCAAGGGGATACCTCATCGTTTTGGTAGAACGGTTCCAATGAAAATTGACTTTCTTTTGAATTAGATACTTGACAAGGTTCACGTTCCGACTGGTCGCTATTCCTCCTTTCTCGATGAAGTACTTGACACGGTCTAAATTTTCTGCTTCGAGAGATTAATTCGGCGATCTTCGATTTCCTTTCTTCGAATTTCAACGAAGAACGCCGCTCATTAATTCCTTCGTTTTTATTCCAAATTGTTGTCAATAACTTCCATCAAAGCTACGTCGAAATTTTTTGCTCCTTCTTCAACACAATACTTGAACGAAATTCTTGAGTTCTTTGTATCGTTCCTAGGCGAAACCCGTGACCCAGACCGTGAGAATTTCATCCAAATAACGAAAATAGAAGTCCATAATTACTTCGGTCGTCCTTCCGTCGTAGCACTGTGTTTTACTTCGGTCGAAGTAATTAAGAATTTAATCGTTCGATGGTTTTGGGACGCATTCCGTGGTACTCGTACAAGTCGGGTAACTTTGATAATATAAATTCTCTCACTTCCCGTCCGAACTCACCCAAGTCGAAGCTTTGCTTCCAAAGGAAGACTAGTTCGTCGACAGAACCCCGACTTATGACGTCGTTCAAATAAGAAATATATAACTCTTCGTTCATTATTATTTTATTATTCTTTACCGATGGGTAACGAATCACGTTCTTGATTTGGATCCAATTCCAAGGGAGAAGTTGTATTTTGTTGCCTCGTTTTTCGCCCGCCTTAGGTCGGGTATTCCGTGCCAGCCCAAACTTCTCGTCGCGGCACCGAGTTCCCTCACGTTCTTTCTCACGTCGTTTGACCCAAAACGAGTCCAGATTTCGTTTTCCAACGCGCAGTCGTGGCACTCGCAAAAGGACATGCGGGCAATCTTGTTTGGGTTCTTGTAAAGTCCGAACGGACGGGAGACGGTGTTGTGGAAGTAGAACCGATTCTGGTATTCGAGGTGGTTGCCGTAATCCTTTAATTTGTATTTTTTGTCGATTACGAGTCGGGTTTCGGTTGATGCCGTGGGTGCCCAGGCTTGAAGTCGAATTTCTCCGGAGGGGTAGACCAAAGTTCTCGTCTTGAAGTTCTCGACGAAATCTATCCCGTGTGAGAGGGAGAACTCAAAGTCCTCTTTGAAGGGGGACCGTCCGCATTCCGTCAAGAAGTGGGAGTCGGGTTCATTGTAGAAGGGGTGGCGGAATTTGAACATCGACCGTAGGGGTTTCATAATGGTCAACCAGTTGAACTGTTGGGAAAGGTTCCAAATAATGTCGAGGGTTGTTGGGGACCCTCCAGACTGCACGGTTCGAATATCGGAAATGAAGTAAATGTTTTTCAATTTGGTTCTTATTTCTTCGGCGAGTTCCCTCGTGAACAGTCCGCGTAGGTAACAAACCTTCGTTCTGGCCCTTTTGAATCCGTCGATCGTTCGTACTTCTATACTCTCGATCCCGTGGATGCTAAACTCCCTGGGATCTACGAGGAGGAATTTCATGTGGGGAAGCAACTTCGCCAAGTACGCTCCATGTGACCAAGGTGCGGCACCCGCGTAGATGACCGTTGCGTCCCTGGGAGCGTCCGTCAAGAATTGCAACTCCGACAAGAATAGTTTCCTTTGGCCACTGTGGAAGGAGGGGCGGTAGATGAGTTGTTCACGGTATTCCAGCTCGTGTTTTATGTCGTCGAACAAGACCACGGGGAGTTCGCCGGGAACCAACGTCCCGAACGCCTTCCTGTATTCTTCTTTATCGCCGTCTGACAACGGAAGAAGGACTGTCTCGATTAAATCATTCATTTCCTTGTAAAAATTAAACCGACGATATGGATTTAAATGCCAAATGTCGCAAGTAAGGTACACGTTGTTTCAGGCCGCTGGTGAGGGTGATTTGAAAACCGTGAAAGCGATGATTGGTAGGGATCCAGGTGCGCTTTCATTGGTCATGTACAACGCCCTGAGAAACGGACGGTTGAACGTCGTCGAATTTGCTTTGAAAAGTGGGGCCAACGACTGGGACCTTGGACTGGCCGGTTCGGCTTACTCCGGCAACTTCCGTTACGCCAAATTTTTCGCGAAGAAGGGCGCAAATTCCTGGAACCTCGCCCTCGCGGAAGCGTGTAAAAGGGGAAACGTGAACATGGTCAACTTCGTTTTGGCGAGAAGAAAAGTCGACTTGGATTACGGTCTCTACGTCGCCGCCGAATACGGATCCCTGGAGTGCGTTAAATTGCTGTCAAGCAAAGGGGCGAAGAAAAGGGACCAGGCCAGACAGGTCGCGATTGAGTGCGGTCACGATCGCGTCGCAAAGTATTTGGAAAAATAAAATAATTAGCCTACGTAAATGTCATCATTCCAGATCGTAACCTGCGAGGAGAAAGAATACGCATGCGGTTCCGCATACTTGACTTGGCAAGACGACTGTAAGTGCTTTCGCGCCAAGATCGAGTCCGACCCCAAACCAGAGCTCCTGAAACAATTTGGGTTCAACTTTCAAGTCGAACTCCAAAAAGTACTTGGTGGGGAAATTACTCCGTTGAACGTCGAGTCCGTCGCGTCCCGCCTCGGGGAAGTCTTGATGGCTGCTGGGATTTACGACGACTGCAGTACTTCGTTTTTGTCGGCCCAGTCGGGAATAAATACCCTTCCCATCATCGCTTCCATTCCGGCCATTAGCGTTGGTGCCGACCAAATGATCCAACGTTTAAAAAATTTACTAAAGGCCGTCGTAGTCGCCGAGGGAAACTTGAGGGCTGGTCTCGTCAAAGTCGAAACTTGCATCTCCGAGTGCGCCAAACTTGGTACCCTGTCCACCAAAATTTCCTTCATTGGACCAGGACAAGCAGCAAAACTCAACTTGGACACCGCTTCTTTGGTCACCCTTTGTGATTGTGGAGCCCGTCCCGTCGCCCTGTCCGGAACTACCGTGATTGTCATCGTCTTGTAAAATTATTCGATCGAATAATTTAGTGTTCGCACAGAGAGTACTCGCGTTCGTAGACGTTTTGGTTGAGTTCGTCGACAAAGTACTTTCTCTGAATCATAAGATCGATTCGGTTCCTTTCCGCCTGTTCGCGAGAGATTTTACCTTCTTGTCTGGGTACTTCCAAAGTAGACAGAATCCTATTGTTGGGATCGACGACAAAGAACGCGAGGATCGTTCTCTTTCCTGGACCAGGAAACGGTTTTACACGATGTTGTAGCGTGTTCGCGAAAACGACACCGTTTCCCTCTTCGCATTTGATCAACCCCAAGTAACGGTTCATTTCACCTTGGTGGTGGTCGGTAATCCCAAAGTGTTTTCGAGTGTAATTCACGTCGTTTTGTTCGTACTCGACGTTTTCCTCGTTGATCCAGACGGGCTTACGGAACTCCAAGAAGGAATTCTCGACGGCCACGTCCACGTACTGAAGACAAGTTGCAACGATCCTTTCGTAGGGCATCCCTTCGATGTGCCAACTCCCACCTTCGTAGGACTCCCCTTCTCTTAGGGTAATGGAGGCAACCTTCGTAATGACTTGAAGGTGGTTGAAATTTCCTATGACTTTCCTCAAGGACGGGAGGAACGAGACGAGTGCCTTCTCGAAGACCGTTACGTCACCGTGGTATCCGTTCACGTACGTCTGGAATTCTACCTCGTTTCTTTCAACTTTAACTTCGGCGGGCAACCACTGGTACCTTTCGGAAGGGGGAAGGGTTTCATCAACGAAACAATACAAGGAAGGGTGAACCAAATCCCTGACTTGGCCTTTCTTGGTTTCGGAGGGCGTTAACAATTCGGGGTGGTAGTCGACGGCCCCTTCCTCGAGGGTCGACACCAACGCTTTAAGGTCGTCTTGAACGGAACGATTTTCAAAGTACACGACGTAATCGTCGAGTAGGTGGTTTGGGGGGACGCACTCGCACCTCACGTGAGTACAAGTCTCTTCGAGGTCTCCAACGTTGTCGGAGTAGATGTCCAGAATGTCCTCGACAAAGCCTTCGTGTGTCTCGTAACCAAATTCCGTGTAGTACCCCTCCTTTCCCTCTTCGAGGAGGTCTTGGATACACCCCTCACATTCGTAGGCTTTCCATTTGCAATTTTCGGAGTGAACGGTGCCCTGGGCGGTCGTCCTCAAGATTCTTATCGCAACGTCGAAGTCGTTTTTGTTTTCGGTTTCTTCGCGCCACTTCTGCACGATGGAGTCGTCGAAGACTTTCGCGTACCAAGTTTGCTTGCTCGTAACGGAGAACAGAATGTTGGAAACGTTCATTTTTCGTCGGAAAACCGTTCGATCGAATGGTTCTATTTTTCAACGATCATGATGTAATCGTCGGTCTGGAAGAGTTCGAGTTTGACGCAAGGCAGTTCAATCCACTTGCCCGCGACCATGACGGATTTCGTAACTTTCGTCGAGTCAAAGTTGTAACAAACGTTGGTAGGGAGGTTTGGTCCAAAGTAGTTTACGGCCACAATGTAGAACCCGTCGATTTTCGTGATGGCCCCGACGGGCGTACTCTTAATCTCGACGGAAGTTGCAATCGTGTTCGGCAAGAGACGAAGTTTTTCGTGCCTGTTGAAAAGTCTAACGAGGAAGGGGGAGTGGTAGATCGTGTGGCCGGAGCAGACGACAACGTCGATGTCGAGGGAGGGACCGTCCAAGAAGAAGGAGTTCTCAGAAACCTTCTTGGAGGTGTAACTTGAGCCAACGAGGGAAGCGGTAAGGTCCATTTCAAATCGGAATCCTTCTCCTTCAATAAATTGTAAATGGAGAACCTCGAAAGATTGTATACGGTTCCGATTGGTGCCGGTGGATACGGAGTCGTCATGGGGTCGAGTTACAACAAAAAGTACGCCGTCAAGTTTTTGCACAGGGAAGAATGCGCGTCGGCGAGGAGGGAGTTCAACACAAACCGGGCTGTATATGCAGCCGCGAAGACGTGTTCCTTCTCGAAAGTGATACCCTACATTGGCGTCGTCAAACCCGTCAACTTCTTCGACGCCGACTCTTCTAATTACTCGTGTTCGATAACAATGGAAAGGTTGTATTTCGAGGGACCGAACGGGGAGACCGTCGCCATCCACGCGATTTTGAACGGCGTCGTCGACCCCTCCCAATACGGAAAGATAATTCTAACTCCGAAGGGAATCCCAAGGGGTGTCTTTTACGGACCAAGGGAAGTCGCCACCCTCGTCGAAAAGTACTCCCTCGGTTCGTTGAGAAACGTCACGTTCCGGATTGGGTTCTTGGAGGCCATTTGCATCTTCGGGGCGAAGATGATCCCCGTCGACGCCGAGTACCTCTTGAACGTAAAACACAACGAACTGTTGGTTACGATGGTTGACTTTGGGATGTTCGAAGACATGAACGTTACGGACGAGAATTACGAACGGATCGCGAACGAAATATATAACGCCCAAGACAGCAACATTTACTACTCCCCCATGAGTGACGCGATCCCCGGCGAGGAGGGAAGGCAATGCAAGGAAGCGTTCCTAATTGGGTTTCAAACGGGGTACGGGTGCTTTTCCGGCAATCCCGTCTACGAGAAACTCTACAAAAAATTGCTAAGTCTCTATTAAACTTTTCAATCGAATAGTTCATGAAGTTGTCCGGACCCGTCGATTCCGTAACCATCGCTTACTTGGGACGGACGTACGTTCTCCTTTCCGACAAACACAACTCGACTTTTGGGAGTTGTCCGGGAACCTGTAGCGACTACGACGGAAGGAATTATAATTATAACAACAACTGTCAAACCATCTTGCACTTCCTGAACGAGAAGTTTGAAGAGGGCGTCGACTTCTTCCTCGAGGCTTCCTTCGTCGTCGAAGATTCACCCAGACCCACGTCTCCTCCCTCGGACGCCGATTACATCGACAAGATTTTGTACGTGTTCCACGACTCGTTTTTGAGGAGGAAGACCAACAAGTACCCCCGTTCTCTCCTTCACTACGTCGACGTGAGGGATGTGTTCGAGGGAACGTACACACCACAGGGAACGAGGAAAATGGTGAGCGCCAACCCGTTCTCCGGGTCCGTCATCGTCAAGGAGTACAAAAATTGTTCCAAGAGAACCGAGTACGAGACCGTAACGGAAGAAGGACTGTGTTTGGTCAAGTTCATTCTTGAACACGCTTGGGATTACTTTCGGGCCTACTTGAAGGATGGGTCGTTTCCCGTTCCTGCTTTCTCTGGGACGGTTTCCGAGCGGTACCGAAAACGTCTTGAACGAGCCCTCCTTCTCACTTCCCCTACGGCGTCTGGAAGGGTGTCCCGAGTGGCCAAACAACTTTTGAAACTTCCCGTCGACGAGAGAAGGAGGGTCTACGAGTGGGCCGTCGGGGCGTTCGAAAGGGAACTCGCAAGGTCGGTACAAAACTTCTCCGACTGGCAACGCAAGTATTTAGAATTGAAGGAACGGACGGAGGACGCGTTCCTTGCCGACTTCGAATCGATTCGAATGTACCCGATCACATGCCTCGTCGCCCTTTCGTCGGTAATCATGGACGTTTATTGTTTGGGTCGTTCGTTGTACCACACCCTTACCCCAACGACGGTCTACTACTGCGGTGCCGCCCACATCGAAAACTACGTCGATTTTTTCGTCGGGCAAGGCGGGACTGTCACGTCGCGAAAACAGTCCTCCGAAAACTTCGAAAGATGTATTTTGTAAGTTACACGACCGTGTAATTTTTGAAGACGCGTAAATGTTGACGCAAGGCAAAACCGTCGGGTTCTTTCGTGAAGGACAGACCGTCTACGGGGTTTCGACTTACGCGGAGAGCGAGGATTGCGCCGCCTTCCCCCACAAAGAAGAGATTTCACTGGACGGGGATGTTCTCATCGAAAGGGATTTGGATCCGTTCTTCATCCCCTCAAGGGTTGCCGTCGCGTACGTGGAAGACGAAGCCCTCGAGAAGGACTCCCTCCGTCAAGCCAACCTTCGTTTGAATTTTCTCGAGGAGAACGTTCACGCCCCCGTCTTCGACCGAAAACGACTTCCCGTCGCGAAAATCGGCGCGAGGTTGACTCCCTTCGAACTCTACCAAATGAAATACGAAAACGTCTTTTACGTTCCCCGAATGCTCTCGGCCAACTCGGAGGACGATCCAAACTGCGTGATCGAAGTTGAAGACGTTCCCAAGTTTTCCGTCCAATTCTCAACGGTTACCCTTCCCCCCTTCTTGAGGGTTGAGTTCGTCGGTGTGAATTATGATGGAAAAACGTGTACGGTTCGTTTAAAAACGACTTCCCTTCCCATCGAAGACAAACCCTTTTTAATAAATTATTATCAATGGATAAGGAGAAAGGGTAACCTTCCGAACGACAAAGGCCACGACGCCAAAAGCCTGTTCTTGGGATACGAAAGGCTCGTTAGTTCCAAATTAAATTAGAAAACCGATCGGTTTTCAGATTTTGGTTTTGGTTGGGAAGTCGGACCCGGTAAAATAAACAAATCGAAGATGAACGTTGAATTGTACCGCTCTTTCGTACTTGACTGTGTTTCCCGCGACGACGTGGATTGTTTGACGTCGCTCTGGCGGGAAGCTTCCTTGACCGACAAAGAAAACCAAAAATACAAAACCATCATAATGGAGTCGATCCCACGGGAGTACCCGTCGTTCAAAGAGTACGTTGAGGCCGTCGACGAAAGACGGTTCACCTCCTTATCTCAGAACAAGGACGCAACCACCCTTCTCAAAGAGTTCGTTAGAAACGAAGACGTCAAGAACGTGAAGTTGTGCGTCTCACGACTGGAACCCAACTTGAACGTTGGCCTGTGCGAGTCCGCGAAGACGGGCAACTTGAAGTTGGTAAAGTACTTCATCGAATTGGGTGCCATCGATCGGGTTGGGGCCCTCTACCAGGCCGCGAGGGCGTCTCAAAGGACCGTCGTCAACTACTTACTCGAAATTGGCGTCCCCGACGTTTCTTACGGCATGCAAGGGGCAGCGGAAGGGGGAGATGGCGCCCTTTGGGAACTCCTTTACTCCGAGTTCTCGAGAAGACTCGAAAAAGAAGAGTTCAGCCTGTCGAAAATGACGGCAAAGGAAGAGTGCCTCGAACGGTGCTTTCAGAAAGCGGTCGCCAAAAACAACGGAGATCTCGTCAAACTCCTTCAAGAAAAAGGGGCGGGAACGCCGTCGACTTCGTTCTCTTACACGAGACACGGTGTCTTCGAGAAAAACGCAGAGAAAGAATACGAAGAATTCACATAAGTTGTCGATCGACAACCTTACAATCCCGTCGAACCAAATCCGTTGGCTCCCCGTTCCGTAGTTCCTAGGACAACCCATGGAACGAAATTTATCCGTTCAACCTTCGAAAAAACGAGTTGTGCAACCTTCATCCCGGGTTTTACCGTGAACGTTTTGTCCGAATGGTTCATCAAAATTACTTTGACTTCACCCCGGTAGTCGGAGTCGATGGTTCCGGGGGAATTCAAAACGACGACGCCGTGGTTTAGGGCGAGACCAGAACGAGACCTTACTTGCGCTTCCATTCCAAGGGGAATCGCAAGGGAAAGACCAGTTGGAATCAACTTGCGTTCACCAGGTCCAATCAAGACGTTGTCTGGGACGCTGGCTTGGAGGTCGACACCAGAAGAACCAGAAGTCGAGTAGGAGGGAACTCCTTGGGAACCGTTGGAAATGGTACAATAAACATCCATTTTCAAACTTTCGAGTCAAGTAAATGTTGTTTTCATGCGTGTTATATCCGTTCGAACTCGACTTTGAACCAACTTCCGAGACGTACGTCGGCTTCTTCGGTCACAAACGTTACACGGGACGTACCGTTGATTTCCAAGAAATCAAATCCAAGACGAAGAAGAGTGCGACGCCAATGTTTTGCAGTGTCACGAAGTCGAAGTTGGAATTTGACGTCGACGACATGTGCGAAGTCATCCGGGGATACTTTTTCTCGTTATCCGGAAAAAGTATCGAAGTTGAAGTCGTCCCGTACACCTCGTGCACGGTCTTCTACCCAAAGTTTGAAAACGAATACGTCTACGAGAACGGATCCTGGTTTTTACGCGACTTCGACGAGTTCGTGGGGAGGTCGCTCATGTCGTCCTCTCTCCTAGCGTTGGATTTCCAACTAAAGAATCACGGTTTTTATGACGTTCAAGTCCAGGAAGGAGTCGTCACGTACGCGAGTGAAATGAACGTCTACGTCTCCGCGAAGGAACTTTCCCTGAGGAAAAACGACTTGGAGTCGTATGTTGAAGAAGTCGAAAGTGCGGGGTACTACACGGCTGCTTCCAATTCGAAAGAATCCGAAGTACTCGTCGAACTCTCCGAAGCCCTTCTGTTACCCCGAAAGATTACGCCTGAAACGGTAACCGTCCTTCAAAACGAAGTAAAGAGAAGAAACGTAAACATGAACGACCAGTACGCCCGGGAAGCCGACCTTTCATTGATGATACAAAGTTTACAAGAAGTTGCGGTCGCGAAGGAAATTCTCGACGTTGACTATGACTTCAACCAATGGGTGAGGGAAGTCTGCGACGACGTACAACTTGGCGGGACCCCCTTCCTCGTGGACTACGTCGAAGGGGAGTTCCTGAGGATTCCCCTTACAAACGAGACGTACGAGCAAGACCAAAAGTAAATGAATCGCGTTTTCAAGTCCGAAACCAGGGTGACGAAGGTAATTCCCCCAGATCGTAGTTGTTCGTATCCGAACTACTTGTTTTGCGAAAGGTATTGTCGTCACAAGAACATTCTTTCCCCAGACTCCGTCGAAGTCAAGGGCGGAAACGTTTACGTCGAAATGGACAGGGGTCGTCCCCTCACGGAAGTTGACGTAGGAAAACTCGCCAGGGACTTGCTCGACGCCCTTTGCTACTTGGAGGAATTTGGGTTGACTCACGGCGACATCAAACCCGACAACATCGTTTTGATTAAAAATGATTATAAGTTAATCGACTTCGACTTACTTCCCCGCCTTTCCGACGACTCGTACTTGACGCAGTCATACAACGACGTGTACGGCTGTTGCTTGAGGGCCGGGATTCTCCATCCGGAATACAAGACGTTCCGTCAGGCGAAGTACGCCCTGTGTTGTACGTTGATGCAATTTTGTAAGGGAAGGAAACCGTACGCGACGACGACGTTCGAACAGACGGTTTTTTTGGAAGGGATGGACTTCACGGTCTTCGTCTCGGACACCGCCAAGTACGTCAACGAAGATCCAAAACGATGGGTTGAAGAAAACTTTACGGAAGAGTTCCAGACGTTGGCTTTGGGGTTGGTTGGTTCAAATTCGTTTGGTTCGTTCCGGGAAGCCAGGCGGTCGATCACGTCGGACCCGATCAAAACAGTCATCTTGCCCTCCCTGGCTCCCCTTGGAACTGGTTGGAAATTTGAACCCGAGGCAACAAGGGGGATATACAGAATGTTGAAGGGAGACACCGAAACCGTAGCGGCGGCGTTCAACGTCTTCTATCGATACGGTCACTTGGTCGAAACCGAAGAGCAAAAAGAAGAGTTTTTGCAGGCGTGTTGTTGGCGTGCCCTTTGCAACTTCGACAACGAGTTCGTCCAACACATCGTCGAAGTCGAAGGGGGTCTTTCCATCACCGAAGAACAAGGTAAGAACGTGAGGGAACGGGTCCAAGCCGAACTCGAACGGCCCGGAAGTTGGGTGACCGGCAAACGCGAAACTTCCCTTTCGTTCGAAATACCCCTGTTCGAAGTCGAAATCGTCGCTCCAGTCGGAGAGTAAATTACCCAGATCTAGGTAAATGTACACGGTAAGGGATGTTTTCGCCATGCCCTTGGGGGAAGTGACGAACTACGTTCGTTCCCACTACCCGCCGGACTACCACTTTTACGCGACGGACTTTCAAATTCGCTACTTGGCCGTCTCGTTTTTGGACCGGGAGGGGTTGTTGTATCCGTCGGAATCGGAACGGGTTCGCCAACATTACTTCGGTAAGTTGTACGTCGCCGAGAGGGGTGACGCCCTATCCGCAACGGGAAGGTTTCTAGTCAACTTTGTACCTGGGCTCAGCTACTTTCCCTACATTTTCTAAACGAATGTCTTACTCGACCGAACAAGACCTAAGAATCAACGGACTCGTTTTGAAACAAGACCTACGTCTCGAGTACGTCGTCGCCCAACTACAACCGTCGACCCAGCAAATACTTTGCGTCGTCGACTGCTACCTTTTACGCTGGTTCCACAGGAAGGAGGACATCCCCCGTGGTCTCATGTTTGAACACAAGGGAAAGGACGTGGAAACCATCTCGTATAGTTTCCGATGTCAACGTACGGACTCTTTGTACACGTTTTTCCTCGATTCCGTGAGTCGGTTCCTTTGCACGAGGGAGGAGGAAGAATGCGTGGGAAGGGTCGTCAAGATTTCGAACTAAAAGTTTGCCGAACGACAAACCGGAAAACAGATGCAGGAAACGCACATCGTCAGGCCTTACCATTGGGAGTGGGAGAACGACGCCGCCGAAATCGGGCGAACGCAAATCCGCGCGTGGGCGTTGAACTCGAACAGTGAACCCTGTTTGTTGCGATTCGACGACTACGCGATCCCGTGCCACGTCCTCTTGAGTCAAACGTCGGGGTACCATTCGGTCGTTTGGACAACGGAACTTGCCCGTTCATTCTACGATACGATTCGTACGAAGATGTCGGAGTACAGGATGTCGGCGTTCAAGCCCAACCATTTCAAGTGGATGAAGCCCTTGTACAGTTTGGATGCTATCGAAGACTTCGAAGACCTTGAATCCGACGAACTCCTAGAAATGATTCGTAGGGGCGAGGCGGGGGCGGAACCCGTCCTAGTCTTCTACTTCGCGTCGGCCAAGGGAATTGACGTGTTGAAGAGAATCCTAAAATACCCCCAACGCCTCGACACCGGCGGACGGTACTGCAAAGTTGAAGCACAAGTCGTCATGTCGGAGATTTCCCCGAAGGACAAACTCTTGACCCAACTTGGGCTTACGCAACGCCACGTCCCGGTGGAAGAGAGGATGGCCGTTTGTCACTGCGAATGGATCGAGTTCGAAGGGGAGAAAGTCGTAGACGAAGACAAACTTTCAACCACGGAGAACGAATACGTCGTGAGGACGGCTTCCGTCAAGACCCTTCCCGAAAAAGTATCAAAAAATTTAAATTCTCATGCCCGCGTCTTTTCGTTCGACATTGAGTGTTACACTCCAAATCACAACAAGTTTCCCGACCTTTGGGATCCCGACTGCCCGATAGAGGCCATATCGTGTAGTATGTATTCGACCGATGGAACTGGCCTGAAGACGTGGAGTTTGGTCATTGGAGACTGTCCGCCAAGCCAGAACCCCTTGAACACGGTCATCCGTTGCAAAGACGAAATCGACCTCATCTACAAGACCTGTGAGTTGATCAAGGACGAAGACCCAGAGATTCTGACAGGGTTCAACTTGGCGTTCGACATTGAGTACATGGACGCCCGCCTCAGTGCGAATTTGGTACCCTGGCCGGAGTTCGGACGACTCAAGAACCGAGAAGTTCAAATCAAAGTTGAAAAATGGGATTCGTCGGCCTACCGCAACATGAAGATTGCCCACTTTCTCGGCGTTCACGGACGCATCGTCATGGACATCTACTTAGAAGTCAAACGGAACTGTCGGTTTCCCCAGTACAACTTGAACTGGGTCTCCAACCACTTCCTTGGAACTGGGAAAGTTCCTCTGGGTTACAAAAAGATGTTCGCCCTCTTGGAAAAGCACAAGCTCGGCAACCAAAAGGGGAAGGGAAGCCCAGAGTACGAGGAAGGCATGAAAGCCATCGCAAAGGTCGTCGAGTACTGCGACGAAGATGCGGCGTTGTGTTTGAAACTCTTCTCGTGCTTGAAAATGTGGGTGAATGCGATCGAGTCTGCCAACATCATGTGCGTCAACATTTACGACCTCAATACTCGTGGACAGCAAATCCGTTGTTACCAAATGTTGTACAGGGAGTGCATGAAGGACGGGTTCTTCATCAACACCAAAGAGATGGTTAAAGTTCCGTTCGAAGGGGGGAAAGTCCAAGACCCCGTTCCCGGCATTCATCCCAACAGTTTGACCATCGACTTCAACTCACTGTACCCGTCCATCATGCAGGCCCACAACGTGTGTTACACGACGAAAGTTCCCGAAAAACTCTTTAACAAAATTCCCAAGGAGGCGTGCCACGTCAGAATTGTCGACTGCAGGGAAAAACAACCCGAGGACGAGGACGGAGGACGATCCGAGGAGGAAGACGAAGACGAACTCAAGGACGAAAAGTACATCCCAAAGATTAAGGACGCCATCCCGGGGGTCTACGAGTTCCGTTGGTTACTTGCCAAGTTCCGAGAAGGTATCCTCCCAAGGATGGCCAGACGACTCTGCGTCAAGAGAAAGCAAGTTCAAGCGGAGATGAAGGAACCGGGCATCGACCCGTTCTACAAGGACACCCTCGACCGAAGACAGAACGCATACAAGGTGGCTTGCAACTCCATTTACGGGTTTACGGGTTCGACGAAGGTTCCCCTGAGAGAAGCGGCCGTCGCCGTAACGGCTTGGGGACGCGACTACATCACCCAAACGTCAAACTTCCTAAAGGAGAAGTGGAACGCATTCCAAGTCTACGGAGACACCGATTCGTTGATGTTCACGGTTCCCGACTACATCAAGAGTTCGGCGGATTGCGACGAGTACATTGAGATCATCTGCAAGCAAGTCACGGACCTGTTTCCGCCGGACATCATCATGAAACCCGAGTACTGCGGAACAATGTACTCCATCAAGAAGAAGAAGTACATCATCTGGATCTACAAGAAGAACGGCCTCTACGACTACAAGCGGGGGGTTGACGACGTCGTCAACGGAATGTTCGGGAAGATACGACAAGTCGTTGAAGAAGAGCTTGGCGACGAAGACCTCCCCGAAGAGTTTTTGAAAGAACTAAAGGATGTGATTCGAGAGTACGTCGTCAATCTCGGCCCAACGACCCAAATCTCAGATGGCATCCTGTCCTCAAAAGTCAACAAGTTGATTTTCGAACACTTTTCGTTGGAAACGGGACTCGAGTGGTCCGTCGTCGACATGAAGGTCATCGACTACATCAAGAAATCCGTAAGGGGAACGTTGTCGGCCAGACGGGACAACTGCAAGTGGACGGCAACCACTTACGACACACTCCTCGACTACATCATGTCGGGAGTCGACTACCGATCCGCGATTGGTTACGTAGTTGAACGGATACGGACCATGCTCGAAGGGGGAATTCCGCTCAAAGATTTCCTCGTCAACAAGGCGATCAACGCGACGTACAAAATCGACAACGCTGCAATGAAGCTTTTCGGCGACCGCATGCGTGCCCTCGGGAAAGTCATCGAAGCCGGAGAACGGCTCGACTACCTCGTCGTCGAGGGAGACAAGAACGCGAAACTCGGCGAGAAGATGGTCCTCGAAGACGTATACACCGAAAGCCTGACGACACAGAACCCCTACAAAATCGACTACCTCTATTACGTCGAAAAGACCGCGGCAAAACAAGTCAACGACATTTTGTTTATTTCCTACGAAAAGGACCTCCTCAAAAGGATGAACGACGTGTACTACGAAGAACGGGGAAGAAAAACGAGAATTGTGGCCCCCATAACCCTCATAGTCAAACTCCTACGGGCTGGTAAGAGTCTCGACGATTTCTTGGCCACGTTGTAATTATTTTTTTTT